GTGATCGCTGCGCAGAAGAAGGCCATGTCCGACGTGGTGGCCGCCACCAGCCCGCCCGCACCCGCTGCGGCGGCTCTGGCCCTCGCCACGACCGAACTGGACGGCGCAGTCGTCGGACAGCCCTACACCGGCTCCCTGTCGATCTCCGGGGGCACAGCGCCCTATACGGTGAGCGCCAGCGCCGACGTGGACAACGGCGTCGAGATCGACTCCACCGGCTCTGTGACCGGCACGCCCGAAAACGCGGTGGAGACCACCTTCACCGTGACCGTGACCGACTCCGCCACGCCGCCCGCCGAAGTGTCCGGCGAAGTGACGATGACCACGGCTGCGGCGTCCGCCTAAACCCCGGACTAGACCGTGAATCTAAGAAGCCCCCGGAAGCGATTCCGGGGGCTTTTTAATACCGTGAGGCTGGCTTTCGAGTTCGCCGGGGGTGATGCACCATCCCCTGATAGCGATCCAGCGCCGTAGCTGTGGACCTGACCTACCGCCTGCACGGCAAACTTGAGATGGATACCGGCCTATCCAACTCGCTCAGATCGCCCTTCCCGCATCGTGCCGGGCCGAACTCTCCATCACTAGATCACTTGCCCATCGCAGGGTAGCGCATTGCCTTCGTGATCTGAGCATAGTCCCATATGAAAGAACCCCCGTCAACTGAATGACGGGGGTCCTAATGCCCTAAAGCCGCTGAGCTACATCGGACGGAGGTCCGGGGAGGCGCAGAGACCCTAACAGAATGGGTCTGACGATCAAGCCTTACTCGGCGAAACCGTCATCCCCGGCTGATCCACCTTCCTGACGACGGGCATCTTGTCGAGCTTGTGCTTCGGCCCCATCGGAGCCGGGAGCGACGGTCGAACCGGCGGTTCCCTTGCCGGGCGTCATGTCCCGGCTGACGGCGCGGTTGACCTTGGGACCGTCGAGAGTTCCGGCCATGCCGGGGACTTCGTTGGCCTTCTGAAGGTCCTGATCCGTGAGGCTGGACGCCTTCAGGGTGTTCAGCGTCGGACCACCGGACGACTTGCCGGGTTCGACGATCCGAAGAATGTTGCCGCCGGGAACGGTCGCTTCGGGGCTGGACACCTGATTGCGGTTCCAATCCCAAATGTGGTGACGATTCTCCGGGGTGTTCCCGCCGAGAACTTCTTCGGCGATGTCGCCCACGGATTGACCGCCATCCTTGACGTAGAACTGGTGGATGGCATGGCCGACTTCGGACTTGTCGGCGGCGTCTTGTTCCTTGGCGTCGAGAGACTTCCCGGCGTCGGAATCGGGAGCCGGGGTGTCGGTGCGGCCCTTCGTCTTGTCGTCGGCGGCGGGCTTTTCGGCGGTGGTGGCGGCTGCGGCCATGGTCTGGATTTCCTTCGGTTGATGTAACCGCCCTGATCCTATAGGCGCAGGCGGTGAACGGGTAGGCGGCGCGATTGTTCCTCTATTCCAGCCGCTAATGCAAGTCTTGGCCGGTTCGGAGCATTTCCAGTTGCAGCTTGTAGCCCTCCGCCTCCAGTTGGGCGGCCTTGAGAAGACCATGAAGAGCTAGGATCGCGTGATAGTTCTCGAATAGAGTTTTCGCGATCAGGATCATGGTATCCCTCAAACCGGCCAAGCGCATCAATGGAGATTGCGCTTTGACCACGATAGCAAGGATCATGCGGCGGACGATTACATCATCCACCGTATTAAGGTCTTCTTCAGTCATCTTCAGGAACTCCGTACCATTGATAGACATCTCTCGGTTCAGGCGGTCCCTTCGGAGCAAGGGTGTCCACCAAAGCCTTGATCTCAGACCGTTGCTGATCTCGCTCTTCGACTCTGGCATCCCAAGCTTCCTGATCTCTGATCGCTAGGACGTTATCACGGATCAGGCTTTCGGTGATAGTCGGGTCCAGAGCGTCTAGCTCCCACACATCATTGCCGAAGCTTTCCTTGTATTTGCCGGTGCGGCTATCACCCTTCTTCGCTGGCATTGGTGGAGGGTTATGCTCTTCCACCTGATCCATGTTGAGCGCCAGACGGTTAAACTCCACAGCAAAACCGCCAAACATCCATAGGCGGGTTTCATTGTCTCGGGTCATGTCCATGCCGGACGGATCATGATCTCCCAAGTGGAAGATGATAGGTTCGTATCCATCCTTCTTCCATCCGCGTAACGTCATCCCTAGACGCCATTGCGCAGACTGCGACATATATCCACGACAGGCGAAGTAGGGAACCTCCAGTTCGTTGCAGACGCCTTCGATGACGCCGATCAAGGCGTCCTTTTCGATCAGCACAAGCGGACGAACCTTTTGGTTCTTCCACATATCCACATTCCAACTATCCGCCGCGCCCTTGAGGAACGGAAGGTACTTGTCGGTCTCAGACCACTTCTGATCTGAAGCTGGAATCCACGGATCGTCTTGGAAGCCCATCTCGCGCATGTACCGCGTGTTATCCCCGATGGAATACCAATCGACTAGACCGGCGATGCGAGCCTTGGACAGTGTATCGCCAAGCCGCTTGTATTCTTGGATGGTGTTTCGCTCGACAAGCTTGCGGGCGACGAACTGATAGTAGAGCGAGCGCAGCGTCAGAGCGAAACCCTTGGCCGCGTATTCTGCGATGATGGCGTTCGCCTGATCGATTTGCTTTTGAACCGGCTTAGTGAACCGCTTCTTCTCATACATGATGTAGGGCATTACTTCGCTTCCCCGGTAAGGACTAGACCGATCTCGCGGTGCATGTCCTTCGTCATCCGACTGATCTTGTTCTCCAGATCACGGATGGGAATGTGATGACGCTTACGGACTTCTTCAGCCTTGATGATCCGCGCCTTGGCTTCCTCCAGCGTCTTCGCTCGCCCGGCGAGGTTTTGCTTGGTGAAGGCCACACCGCCGAGATCGCCATCCCGGACGCCGCCGATCTGATTATCCGACTCAGATGTCACCCGGAGGATTTCATAGGGGCCTTTGGATTGGCGCATGAAGTCTGTCTTCATGATCCCATAAAACAGAGTGGGCTTTGCCATTGTGATCTAGTTCCTCTGAGGACGAACGAATGATTGATATGAAGTCTTCTTATCCCATTCCCACTCGCCAAGCGGGATATTGCCGTCCGCGTCCACCATATCGACAGTAACGCGACAGCCGGTGGCGAAGTCCGGTGCATTAGGTATTACAGTGTCCGACATGAGTTCAGCCGCGAAATCTTTTACGTCGTCAAACTCATCAAACATTTGAGCTTGATCCCCGGCGATTTGATGCTCATGATAGTCTTCAGATGTACCGTCGCAGAACTCGTCTGGAGCGTGATGAGCAAAGTACCCCCGAATGATATACAGCGTCGTCCCCAACTCTATGTGCTGACGGAAGATGCCAAGTATGTCACCGACTCCAATGTGATCCCCACTACCGAAGCCGCGTTGGCGAAGCGTGTGGACGAAGAGGCGCGCGATAGCATTCTGAAGACGCTTGTGAGGGACGGACTCTTGGATGATGTCTCCGACCATCTTAACGGCGTGTGGGACGGCACGGTACTCCATTGGCCCCCAATTATCACGAACCGTCTTCAAGATGATTTCGAGTTGGGGCCTCAACGCTTCGTCCTTTTTTGATAAGCCAGTTCGCATTCCTTGGCCGCGTCTTCCATCGTGGGCGCAGCACCTTCGTCCAAGTGGATCACTCGCACGCCATCGTGCCGGTCGATCCACCATTTGAATTTTATCGGCGCAGGATTATTCTCCCGCTCTAGCACTACCTGATACATTGTGAACACCTGTGAAGTCCACACAATAAAACGGCCTAGACCGCGTTGTCAACGATCTAGGCCGAATTACTGCGTAGGTGGACGGTGTTAGGCTCCAGCGCCCTTGAACACGTTCTCCACGACTTCTTCGGCGTCGTGAATCTTCGCCAGAGCGATCTTCACGTCCGCCGCGATGTCCGCGCCGACATGCTTCACTAGCGCGTCGAAACGCGCCTTCAGCACCGACACGGCGTTGCCGTTGGCGACTTGCGCCCCGGTCTGCGCCGACAGAGATTGGGTCTCCGCCTTGGACACCTGATCGGCGGTGTTCGACGCCGACTTGATCGCCGTCGAGAGATCGACGATGGCGACCGATTGTTCCGGCGTGGCGTTCAGCGTCGAGATGATGTCCTTCGCCGACGTGGCGTCAGTCAGCGCGAGCGCCCCGGAGGACGATTTCGCTGCATTCGACAGGTCGCTCGCCGCTTGCTTGATCCCCTCCGCCGCGCTTGCCGTCGCCGCCGGGTCTTCCTTGTTCACTTCGGCTTCCGCCGCTCCCGCTTGCGCGGTTCCCGTTGTGTCGCTCATAGTAGTCTCGCCTTTCTTTCCAAAATTCCATGCCATGATCCTATCCTTCAGGCTCCGCGTCCACGCCCTCAGTCGGGGACTCAAAAGCCTTGTCGCTGTAGTTCATCGGCTTGCCGAGCTTGGCTTCGATACCCGCACGCATGGCCTCCGCCTGTGTGTCGGATAATCCGGTGATGATAAGCGTGTGAGGGTCACGCATCATCGGATTGCAGTTGACCATCGTTCCGCGTGTGCCGAGCGATTGTCCCACGATGTCTTTCCATGTGACGTGTACGCGGATCGGCGCATCGTCCCATTCGGCCATGCGACCGCCGACCTTGGCTTCCGCTTTACGGAACTCCCCGTAAGCTCGCCGGGCCATCTGAGTGATGGTGTCTTCCGGCGCTCGAATCTTCATCGCTGAAGATGCCATTCAAAGGTCTCCGATCCAAAAATGCCGCCAGAGCCAAGCCCAATAGGACTCAGACGTATCGATAGTTTTGTGCCGCATGGTTTCCTCCGCGCGCGGAGGCTCTTTTGGCCGCCGTCGAGCCCTTGTACGTCTTCTTCTGACGCTTGGTAAGCTGGTAGGTTCCACGGCCCCGGCGGACGTTGCGCGAGACCTTCTTCCGAGCCCGCTGAAGGTGGTGGGGCTTCTGGACCGGCGTCACGTCGCGGAAGTCCCTCATGGGCCTCTCAGCCTCGATTCCGGGGCCAGCGAGGGCCATAGCGGCGACGGCGGCCCCGGCGATCATGGACAGGGGGCGGAAGCGGCGTTCATCTCTCATAGGGTCCTCCAGTAAATGCGCCATGGCGCGGGCTTCCAGCGCGGAATAGTCCGCGTGAATCATGTCGTGGTACGACGGACCACCGTGTAGTGGATCAGAGAAGGCCAATGCAGCGCCGTAACCTTTGACCACCACGACGACTCGCTCATCGGAGATCATCGCCTTAAGTCTAGCGATGTCCTCTTCCGAAACAATTCCGCGTGCGGTCATTGGAATCTCATTGCAGGGGTTCGCTATGCTTTGCTCGATAAGCTCTTCGGCGTGCTTGTGCATCACCGTCCCACGCTCGACGGGGGAGAGATTATCGAAGGCGATGCGGCCTGTAGGAGTGATCCGGTTGGTCATGTGAATCCTTGTGATGCTGGAGTATGGCGCGGTCAAGACCGCTTGTCCATCTCCATTCCGGTGACGTTGATGAGGGTGTTCTTCGCGCGGGTGACGGCGACGTATTGCAGATTAACCTCTTGCTCATAGGCCCATCCCGACGTGACGAACGGCGACGGCATGATCTCATTGAGGCCGAGAACATAGACGGTATGCCATTCGAGACCCTTGGAACGGTGAACCGAACAGAGGGTAACTTTGTCGTCCGACGACACTTCATCGCCGAACATGGACATGACTTGCGTCTGGAGTTCAGCCATCCCGGCGTCGGCGTTCGTCTTCACAACGTGATCGATGATGAACTGCATCGTATCGACGAGATCGTGAACGGCGTCCACACGAACCATGTTCTCGGCCAAGGTAGCCTTCTCGACTTCCTTAGAGCGATAGCCCTCCAGCTTGTCCTTCAGCGCCGTCAGCCTCTTCACGCCGGGCCAGCGTTGCGCCAGCGCGAGGATACCGTGACCGACCTTGCGGCCTTCGATCATCGCGGGAATGCCTTCGCGGATCAGTGCAAAGCATGTCTTCACAAGGAACTTGTTATAGCGCGACAGGATAGCTTGGCCGGGTTTAACGGTGGAGATCAAATCTTTATAGGCGACTTCGCCGTAGAAACCATCGGGAGCCTTGTCGGCGGACTCGATATGCGAGACGAACTTCTGCGCCTGCTCGACAACCGCCTTCGGGCAACGGTAGGACACGGACAGATAGAGCTTCTTCGCCATGAATTGCTTGGCGATCAACTCCAGAGAATCGTTGTCCGCGCCAGTGAAGCCGAAGATGGCTTGGTGGGGATCGCCAACCGCGACCAAGCGTCCACCCCGGCCAAGCATCGCAGCGGCGAGCGCACGACGGGTAGGGTTCGTATCTTGGGCTTCGTCAACGATCACCCACTCATGCTTCAGCATAGGGAGCTTCAGCAAGAGCGGGAGATAGACCATATCGTCGAAGTCAACGCAGGAGTGATCGGCGTTGGACTTCTTCAGCACGGCGCGAGCGAAGGGGATGATCTGATCGGTGCGCAGACCTTCCGGGAAGTTCTCCAGAAGGTCGAAGTGGTCGATCATCGCCTGCCACACAGCGTTGTCGTTCGCATCGCCAGCGGCGATCAGAGCGCCGATGCCGCGTTGCTTCGCCATGGACACGATCCCGGCGATGTAGGGCGCAACCGGCTCCAGATCGGCGCGGATGGTCTTCATGCCGTCCACGATGCGTTGGACTTTCTTGTCCGTCACGTCGAGCTTTTCAGCCTTCCATGAGAACATAAGTTGGCGGAAACCGGCGGAGTGGAAGGTGGAAGCGTACACGCCCTTGCGACCGGCGACACGTTGCTTCAGTTCAGCGGCCATCTTGGAATTGTATGCGCCGAGGAAAACCTTGCCGGACATGAAGTCCAGACCGTCGATCAGAGTGGAGGTTTTGCCAGCGCCCGCGACGGCTTCGACAACGATGTTTCCCGTACCGACTTTGACTTCTTCGAAGTAGGCGATCTGCGAAGTGGAGTGTGCGTAGGAGGTCATTCCAAGGGTCCTATATCGGATGAAGATGGCCCCTTATAGAATGTCCCAATCGTCCCTGTCAATCGTCTTTCTTCGGTGGTTTCACTTCATAGACCTGTGTAACCATGCCAACCTCAGGATCACCCCGACTATGGGATTTGATTTTTATAGCCCATGAGTATCGATGAAGTCGTTCAATGTATAACCATTCCCAATTTTCATTGATGCGACGATCTGAAGTCCTGTAGTGCGCGCGAACCATATGCCAGCGGTATTTGACTTTGGTATCGAAGGCCATTTTCAGATGTTTTTCAATGTCCTTCATGCGAACGCGCTTACCGGGAATGTCGATAGATACTACGCTATTCGTTGAATAGTGTTTGATTCGTCCATCACCACGATATGAACCTTTAGGAGTATAAGGAACATATCGCACCGGCACATGACCTAGAACGGCTAGAGCGACAATCAGGAAGCGCAGATCGCCAGCTTGTTCCTTCAGAGACCGTACCATGGCGCTATAGGCAAATTGATCGGGATTTTCCTTTTGCAGGATGGCATGAAGAGATGCCGGTTCAGGGATTATCCCAAACATTCCCCGAATATCTTTTATCTGTTTAGGATCAGAAGCACCCCACGGAAGAGACTGAAGTTCATCGTCCTCCATAAGGACTTCCATCGTGTTCTTTATCTTGTCACCATATATACCACCGACTTTGCTTATGTCCCATTTATCCCCATCAGTTCTGAACATAAAACTTGCAGGAAAGGCAACGAACAGATCATTGCGAGGGAGATCACCAAATGTCGTAACAGAATAGAAACCGCCGTCCATCTTCTCTTCAATAAGAAACCCAAGCTTGATTGGAGTTCCATCGTCATTGTCAGAATGTGATCCAGTAGCCACAGCTTGGAGACGCTTGGCCGATTCTATTCGAGCAGAGAAGTTGAACTCAACCCATGTCACAGGAAAAGGGGGATCACCTAAACGAAGATAGCTCAACAGACGTTTGCTCAACGTACTGGAGCATGACACTTGCATAATGTAATCCACAATATCATCGTCCAAGGTGAACGGAATTGCCTTCTTCATTTGCTCGCGATAGAGCTTCATTCCCGCTTTGCCATGAGACTCAACTATAGCTCGATTGTAGAGATCAAGATTGCGGGTGTTCTTCATAGTATGTCCCAATCATCATCATCTATGGGTTTATCGCCGGGGCGTCCAAGTTCACACCATAAAAGGTAGGCGGCTTTGCGATCCCATGACGCATCACTGATCTTGCCGCCGTTGGCGAACACGGCTTCATCACCGACGTTGTTCAGAGACGTACCGAAGTGGCGTTCGAAGTAAATCTCGAATGGCGTCACAGCGCCGTCCTTCGGTCGATCCTTTACAGCCATGCCAGCCCATTCCTTGTGATGCTGTACCGTCCGAACGGATGCTTGGCGATCCAGTAGCGTCCGTGGCAGACCATCATCCCGGACAGCGCACCTTGGACGGAGGATTCGGTGACGATGAAGTGTGTGCCGTCCGGCCTTAGCACATGGGACAACACCTTGGCGATGTCTTTGGCGTACAGCGGCCCTAGCTCCTGAATCCGCGCCGCGTGCAGCACCATGAGAACCTGACGCTGGAGCGGCCCCGGCTTGCCTTGCTTCGCCATGGATTGCTTGCGGTGGCGCTCGCCGTTCTTCGCTGGATCGCGACGACGGCTCACGATCCTATCCAGCACGGCGACGAGATGATCTCGATCAGGCCGAAGAACAGGCACAGCATACGCGCCGAAGCGTCCATGCGGGGATTGCGGGTGAAGACGCCCCATATGAACAGGACCATGAAGAAGATCGCGATGAACCACTTCATGACAGGTACAGCGCCAGTGCGCCACACAGGACTGCGCCAGCGATGCACAGTGCGATTGCGAGATTAGTACGAGAAGTCATCATCGGATACCTCCTGAAGGGCTGTTTTGGCTTGTTCGATGCCGTGTTCGATCTGTTGACGTTGGACGCTTTGCAGACGGACACGTTCGGCATTCAAAGCCTCTACAGGATCGACCTTTTCAGTTGGTGGAGAAAGAAGGTCAATGCCGAGTAACTTTGCAGCCATGAAGATGCCTTGACGTTGGTAGTTTGACAGCAACGTCTCATCGTCAATCATCTGACGGAACGCATCTTCGACGTGGCCTTTGTCGGCCTGCATCTCGCGAAGTTTCTTCTCACGCTCGACGCGCCGGGCTTCGTCTTCGACCACACGGCGAGCCTTGGCCGTCGTATGCAGTTCCATGTCCGCGCGGTCTTTGTTGATGATGTCCTGACGCAGCGGCACAAGTCCATCTGCGATCATGGATGGAATTTGCATGAGCGCGTATTCCTTCGACGCAAACCGCTTGGCGTCGGACTTCGTTTCGCGCTTCTCGCCGCTGATCTCATAGCGCCGAATGTAGTTCAGCGTGTCACCCATCCTCGGATCGGGCATGTCGCCCTTCTCATAGTCGCCGTAGCGAGCGGCGGACTCAAAGCCCCTGATCTCCCACGACTTGCCCCATCCGCTTTCGATGCAGACGAAGGCGACAATCCGATTGGGATCATCGGCGTCGGCCAAGACGCCCGTATCGATGACGGGATAGACGGACTTCCATGTGTATTTGGAAATGCCGAATGGCTTGGAATCGTTGAGCGCGAACCGTTCGCCGAGGACATAGCCGATGGGTTCAGCCTTCAGCTTCTTCGCCAGATACTTCGATTGGCAAGCGCCACACACGTCATGCGCCCATTCGAACTTTGTGAACTGCGAATAGGAGCCGGTGTCGCAATAGACGCGCTCAATCCGGTCGCGGTTATCGGTTTGGGAGTAGGCGACGGCGTATTTGTCGCCACAGAGAGATTTGACAGACCACCGCGCTTCACCTTCGCGTCCGGGTGACGCCGGTTCGATAGCTCCGATCAGATGCTTTTGGTGAGAAGACCGTTGTGAACGCGCCATTATTGCAGGCTCCTATGTGAGACGATTGAGAAGTACGTTCTAGTCGGTCTTTTCAGGATAGTCAACCGGCCTGTGAATGGAAACAATCTTCGGCCCTTCGATTGCTTCCACCGCCGACGTGTAAGACCGGAATACCCCATCTTCGCCCCAATTCCGGCACGGACGCCATCCCCGAACTGTCTTGCCGTCCTCTATGCGAGGGTCTTTCATGTCGCCGTACCACTCAACGCGAAAGCGATGTGGCTCATAGATCGGAAGTTCTATGATCCTCATGTCGCCAAGCTTAGGCTCAGTTCGATAGTCTGAGATAAGCTCATAGGAAAAGTTCTTATCCCGATCCAGCATGTAGTCCGGCTTCTCAAAATGATTTGAGCCGATCTCTTTCATGGGGCGACGTGTGAACATACTAGAACTGGCCTTTGCTGTTGCGCGACAGGACGCGATATTGATTGTGGGGATTTGTCTGGCCGCAGGACTTCGCGTATTGCTCCGCGACCGGCTTGCTGTTGAAGGCGCAGATCGTCTCCCATCCGGCAAAGCCGGACGGGGTTTTCACTTCGACGATATGCTCCAGCGTGTAATACCGGCTGGACCGCTTCACAGCTTCACCCATACAGGTTCGTTGAAACCACCCTTGCGGAAGGATGTCTCCCAATCCTTCATGCGATGTTCCTGATAGGTGATGTAGTCCGTGGTGCGCTTGATCTCGCCGTCACGCTGGCGCAGATCGGACGCCATAGCATCTTCGAACTGATACATCGAATAGGTGCGGAAATTGGCGGCGTGTTCAGCCTTGACGGCTTCAAAGTTCTCGCGAGTGAGTTCATGTCGCATAGGCTTGCGACCACTCGGGCAGTCAGACGAACGGGCGACCCGGAGGGAGTAGCAGAACTGGACCGGCGCGGTTTCAGCCGCCACCGCAGCCCGCGCCGCCGTGATGCGCTCCAGACGGTCCTTCTGGCCTGCCACATGGTCCTCCAGCACGGTCTTCTCAACCTCAAAGGGGAGACGGCGAGCGCCGGGGCAGGAGGCCGTTTGCCAGCCCTCGCCGGGCCGCTCATAGCCGTGGTGGGCGATCACGCCGGACTCGGCGAAGATGCGCCGGGCGCATATCTGACAGGTCTTAGCCTGACGGTCCTTTTCGGCCTTCTCGGCGGCGATCTCAGCCGCAGGACGGGGAGGGGATTTGCGTTGACCGTAGCGACTAAACATGAGCGAGCTTTCCTATAGCGGTTGCTGATAGGAGAACTTCTAAATCGTCTTTTCGTTGCAGTCAACAGGTTATTTTGGACCCGGACTAGACCGCTCTTTTTCGATCTCCGCGTGGTAGTCGTGCTTCTTCAAACGCCCCTTGGCCGCGTTGGATAGAAGCTGTGTGAAGCCGTAGTCGTGCAGCACCGGCTTGCCGTCGATCAATCCCCAATTCTTCAAGTCCATGTCCACGATCCACGACGGGACCTTCAGCGGCATATCCTTGATCTCCATCGGCTTTGTCTTGTGCTGGATCAGCACCATGCCGTTGTCAGAGATGTATTCGCACGGCGCGATCCACTTGGCCGCTTCCGGCTTATCTTTGATCGCCTGCCATAGCTCCCATTCCATCACGTTCTGGAATGTGTGGACGTTGGTCTCAAACTTGAACACCCATCGCGGGTTTTGATTGCAGCTATAGACGTGACGCGAGATGCCATAGCCGATCTTGTCACCAATGATGAGATGACAGAAGTCCATCGATAGTCGGCCTGTGAAGTAGTCTTCGATTTCCACGATTCTATCCCCGTTGGCTATCGATGTCCGAATCGCCGTCATCGTCTTCATCCTCTGGCGAACATTCGTCGCAATAGAGTTCGCCGTTCTTATCTTTGCCGAGATCGGATACGTCGGACCACCAGCTACAGCCGGTGCAGCAAAACACGCGATCATCCAACTCTTGACAAAATGTTATGTCATTCTCTTCTCCGTCTTCACAGACTTCGTGGATCGACTTGCACGTTCCGACTAGATCGTTGGCGACGACTTCGGCTCGCGCCTTCATCAATTCAGAGCTTGGCATTCTCACACTCCAGACTCACAGGCGGATGGACTTCGCCCAAGATGCGCAGATGGACATAACCACCGGCCAAGAGACAGGCGATCTCATCGTCAGATGGACGCCAGCGCGTCACCATGCACGGAATGCCGCCAAGGTCTTCATCGCGAATGTGGAGTGGCTTATAGCCCTGATCCAGCCCGACGCAGCGCGTGTGATTGGGGATACGTTCTGAGTTCATCTGGAGACTACCCATGTCCGCCGTGCGAGGCCACAGGGGCGTAGCTCATAGCGTTTGACGGCCTCCAGCTTATCATCGTCGAGCTTCACTTGCCAGCTATCGTACACCGGGTTCCACGGCTCTTGCCCTTGGTGCGTCACGGCGCTGGAGATCACGCGCCCACGCACGTCTCTATCGACGGTCATCCCCATGCCATCGATATAGAGGAAGATCACGACATCACCTTGGATCGGTGTGTGATTGGATTGACCATTCAGATCACCAATCATGTAGTCCATCGTGATCTGTTTGCCAGTCATGTCATCCACAGCCCACATAGGCTGATCTTCATATAGATGCTCTTCGTTCGACCCATCCCACATTTTCTCCCACTTGCGATGAGTGTACCACAGGAAGCATGTGATAAGCAGACCGACGAAGTAGAAGACGATGATCTGTAGCCAGTGTGGGGTGTGTATCATCGTGATCCTCTTTGATTGACGCTAAGAAACATCGCGTGCATTGGACCACCGTCCTGTGATATGCTTAGCGGGTATGTGGACGCTCTTTCCATATCCACATATGACTTCTCCCCATGACATCTTGTGCCAAATCCGACTTCGATGCACCGGAAGAATGGATTTTCTGTGCTATGGTCACAGATGATCGTTGGCTTGGTGTAATGCTGGTATTGGCTCCAGCGCCATTCCTTTAGATTGTTGAACTTCCAACGTGTCCATGTCGCACGTTGAAAGCATGTGCCGGGGCTCTTGTGGTTCAGCCTGCGTTGCTTGCGCTTGGCGTTGTTATTAGACTTGCGGATGCTACCCATCGTTCTTCAAGTCCTTTAGGTATTTGATGACATCGGACGCTTCACCGATGCCGAGATTGTCGAACCACGCTTGGACGGTGGTGTATGCCATGTCGAAGTGTGGAAGGTCTTCATGGTCACGGTTTGTCGCGAACGTCGATATACCACAGTCGATCATAAGACCGCGAATGTAGGACAGTTGCTTGTCCGTTGCCATGATCGCCATTAGAAACTGAACCCATCATCGTCGGTTGCTGGAGCATCTTCTTCGAAGCCGAAGTCTGGCTCTAGCTCTTCGACATCATCTGGACCGAAGTCAGCATCGTCTTCAGCTTCTCCGCCGCCTCGCGCTTCCCGGTGTGTCTTGAGGTAGGCTGACAGATCACCGACAGAAAGCTCGCGAACGTCGGCGGCGAAGTCTCCAGCGGCGTCGGACGCCACAGTGAAATCAACGGATCGTTCCGGCCAATCCACAAGTTGGGGCGGGAGCTTGCCTGTGTATGGGGATGCAGCCCACTTGCGCCCGTCCGCATTCGCCCGAATACGGTCTCGGACATAGCTTTTGACGGATTCATCAAGGGGGAACTCCAACTGAAAGACGCTCATGAAGTTGATGACTGTATGCTCGGATGGAGCTTCGCGCAACTGGTGAGATCGTGCGGACGCAGCTTCGATCCATTCGATGGGCCAGATGTCCATGACCTGCCATAGCGGAAAGAAGTTGAAGGACTGCGCAGCAAGTTTGTCCACAACGTACATGCCAAGCTCAGTGATCGTGACGGACCCGTCATCGTCCACGCCTTCGATGATCCCGGCCCATATCAGTTTGTAGGCATGGTTCAGATAGATCGGCGCAACTTGGCCGACATCACCGATGGAGTTCTCCAGCCATGAACGCATAAACATGATCGACCGGCGATCCATGTACGCGGGATCATAAAGCATTGGCATCCAATCTCTCCATTGTATTTTCACGACACACCGTTGTCGTATATCCACGTTGTGTTATCGCCGTCGATCCTGCCTAGCGCGAACGCAAACCAATCTTCGACGAAATCGTCACCGACTTCATATCGCTCGACGACGCAGACCATATAGTTCGTCTTTTGCTCAGTCGAATCTTCGATCAGCATAGCAGTACCGATCTGTGTCACGACTGAGTTCAACTCATCTATGGTCATCTCTTCTGGAAATGACACATAGAGTTCCTGTAGCAGTTCACCGTAATTCTCAAGCGACGGCGGGCTATCGAACATTGTGCTGATCGATAGCCTATTCATCGCGTATCCGAATGTCTGGATTGATACCGCGTACTTGAACTGCGCCACAGGTGTCGCATGTACGGGTTTGATGGAACGACTGCCACCGACTGATCCGCGTGTCTTCCATATCGTACATATCGATGATCTCGCGCTCGCGGTTCAACGCATAGGGCTTTGACCACTTGCCCCATTGGTGGTGATGCTTGAACTTCCACCACAAAGACGCGATGGCTGCGATCACAAAACCGGCGATGAACATCATCTGATTGATGGTCATAGCGTTACCCTTGGCTGAAACAGCTTTGGCATCTTCAGCCGGTCAAACCGGCCAAGTTCATCAAACATGATGGTCGGACGAACGTACAGCCGTGGATGGTGGGGCCAGATATGCACATACAGCGTCATATCCTCTTCCGTCTCTGTATGGAAGACGTTTGATGATAGACGCAGATAGATACCACCCTTCTTATGACGGAAGAGAAAGCCCTTTTGCGGACGGATGACCGGCGGTGGCATGTAGTCGGTGAAGCCTCCGAAGTCCCACTCCAGACACAGATACCGCACGGCGCGGTACTCTTCATCGGTTGCGTGCTTCTCCGGTGGATTGAACCACTCCCAACGATTCGTCAGGACGTACCCGGCCTTCTGTAGAAACTGGATAGCGTTCTGATCCGCACAGTTGGTCGGACCTAGATTGGTGAAGAACTCATGCTCTTCTGGCGGACCACTAGGCATCGATCAGTTCCTTGTCCACCTTGAGACGTCTTCGCTCCCGTGACTTCAACGCCTTCTTTATGATCTTGAACCCGGCCTTCATGACAGTGACGGCCTTGTCCAGACGTTTCAGGTCTTTCTCGGTCCATCGGTCATCGTTCTCAACGGACTCGATTAGGCATTCGAGTTCATGGACTTCATGGCGCAGATTGCCATAGTTGATCCACGCCATCTGATCCTTGATCGGCGGAAACTTCGTCGGACCTGTGTCCGGGAAGATTTCGCCTTGCGGACGCTCTTTGGAGCCCGGCTTTGGCCGTGGTGGCTCATAGTATCCGCCGCCCCATCCACCCATTACGTTTGCCTCCAGAATGGACATGCGCCGCGTTTGCCGAAGCATTGCGCACACGTCTTGCCGCCGTACACGCCACTATGGCGCTCGACATCAACTTTGCATAGCTCGCGACGGTGGACGCCGATGTCCACACCACGCTTCTGATCCAGCGTGTATTGATCGAACGCAGCGCGCTTATGCTTGTCTTTGTTCGCCGCCGCATGTTGACCGGGCAACGGCTGGAAATCCGGGATGCTATAGCTGAAACCGGCGTACACATAGACTAGGTTATTCGCCATCACATGCCTCCATAAGCCATTGCTCGCACTTGTTCACGCGAGCTTCACGTTCCTCTTGGGATTGCTTGGGCGGCCACTTGCGGCTTTCGTCGATCATCGCGACCATGAGTTGGCGGACTAGACGGGCTTGACGTTTGGTCATCATTGTTCTTTGAACCTGTCTTCTTCCGGGATTTGATCCAGAATGGATTGTAGCCGCTTCTCTGTCTTTCTGAGATCACGGACGCAGTTCTGCCAATCGCCTCTGACCCATATCCTACCTTCGCCGCGTTCAATCATGTCCGCGATGGTTTTGATGGTGCGGACATCGCGCGATCCGAGGACGATGCAAACCGTTGCGTTGGTCTTCTCATTGCTCATCGTAATCCCTCGGATTGTCATGCGGACAGATGGGCTTGTAATTGCCCTCTACATGCTGTGGACAGCGGACGAACTCGCAATCGCCGTCCTTCTGAGCTTTGCAATGGATTGGACCATCGTCGAGCCCATTACGGACAGCTTTTGGACATTTGGCGAGGACTTGGCCGTCGCCTTCGTCACGCCAGAACGCGCCAGTGCAGATCGCCTCTTCACGACTGCACTTGCCGTCTTTGTAGCTCCAGCCGCAAACGTCATAGAATGCAGGACGCGGGCCTGACATCGGATATGTCGTGACCGTTGCTTTCTCATCCTTGGCGTTGGGAATAGTGTGTCTATCAATGAACGGATCATTCTCGCCCCCGAAAATGGTGGTTTTGACTTCGAACGCACCAACGCGCTCGACGTGTTGTTGAAGGATTGGCTCCATGGACGCTTTCAACGCCTCCGAATGCCGATCCATGGCGTCGTTATGCCATGACATTGCTTCGATCAGACGTTGGTTCGACTCTTGGATCGTGTGAGCCGCACGTTGCATGTCTTCAGCGGCGGACTGCATCATGCGAGCCGCGCGAATTGCATCTTCGCTCATTTGCGATACCGATCTGTATTGAGAAAACCGGGAGTGGTTTCTTCGGTGAATTTGCACGGTTCATCGGTCATCGCGAACCTATTGGTTTCAATCATTTCATCAATGATCTTGGCCGCATCTTCCGCATCATGCTCCATGCCCTTTGACGGGCGCGATTGCAGTTGCTTCATGATCTCGCTGGCTCGGTATATGTACCCCGATCCTTCAACTTTCTTGAATGCTAGGTCTTCTAGGATCGCGTTGGGTTCCATCGCTTGCTCATAGGTCATGCCCTGCGACTTGTGAGAGACCATGACGGTACTCCAGATCACTTCGTCGCCGTTGAGGATGGCTACACCGACCGGGCCATAGCTCATCATGCCGGTGCGGCTCTCCAGCGCGACCCGGTGGGCGTCAACGTCGCCAAAGATGGCCTGTGAGCCCGCGAGGTAAGCGACGGCGTGTGACCGGGCTGTGGCGTCGTCTGGCGCGGCGAGGAACACCGTGCCGATATGCCAAGAGATGGTCCCGTCCTTACCGTGGATGGAAGCGTGGTAAATGTTCATGTGAAACCCTGTGAAGTCGTCAGATTAGGCGGACTAGACCGGCTTTGTCAATCACCTTCAATGACGATTCCGCCACCCTTGCCTGCAACGAAGATGCGTTCGGGTTCGGAGAATTGCTTATCCGTCTTACTTGTCATGAACACGTCTTCGTCTTGATCGTGCTTTTCCAGTTCAGCAACTAGATCACGGACTTTCACCACAAATCCTCCGAACAGAGTTCAGCATGATCTTTGCGTTCGTCGGTTATGATTTGACCGGCGGCGATTGCGACCTTCTTCGCCCAAGTTCGATTAATGAATGGAAAGCGATTCGTGCTGAAGCCTTGCATTCCACCGATGGTCTCACCATATCGTTCATGCAGGGCTTTGATGAGATCACCATGCCGGGCAGGCTTTGGCATCACGACGGCGCGTCCACGGTGAATGATGCTGACGCCAGTGATCCGTTCAGTCGTGTGCGTGAGATCAATGACAACCGCCATTGGTCATCCTTCCTATGTAAAATGCGATGGCTTCACCGACACATAGCAGGACAGCCGTTGCGATGGTGGTGAGGATCGCCCTGATCTGGAGACCATTAGGGGAGTTCCAACGTGGGAGCTTCATTCAGCGTGATCCTTATAGTACCACACCCATTTGGTGATCGGCTTGAACTTGGCGAATGTCACAAGTGACCATAGTCCGGTCTCCTGATCTTTCGCAACGATGTCGATCCTGATCTGATCCAATGAAATCGACTCCAGCCGGATCAATGAGAGGAAGTCGCGCAAGGCGTACACCTTCACTTCGTCGAGATCAGGATTGGTGGAGACCTGTGATTTGATGACCGTCCTGCCAACTTGGGCGCGGATCATGAACCATTCTATAGGTGTGTTAGACATCGGTGATCGGCTCCACTCGCGGCTCATCGGTTTGGGGCCAGCACGTTGTATGGGGAATCTCCGAAATGTCCATCTTGGTTTTCCAGTGTGAACCACAGACTCGGCACATGAGGTAGGACATTGCAGACCATCGTGGCTGATAACCATTGAACGCCGATCTGGATTCATGGTCGATCAGTACCACCCATTGCCTCGGGCGCTGATTTGATCCAGCCGGTACGATCTGTGGCCGGTTTCGTTCCGTGCAGCGACAGGCGCTCATATGATGTCCCAATCCAAAGAAGGATCGTCGAAGTCCGGTTCGGGTTCTTCAGTCTTACGGATCGGATCGCCGAACCCGTCTGTCTCGCCGGTCCACATAGACTCGACGGTCTTACGGAAGAGTTCGATGCGGTCTTTGTCAGGCTGGCGTAGTTCCGCTCGCGCTTGGATTGATCCGGGGGGTGGTAAAGAGGGGGTGCGCTCTAACCACTCCACGACAGTTTCAGTGTCGAGCGCGAGATCGACGATGCCGGTACGCGGACGTATGGTGAGGAAGTCTAAATCCTTCAGTGGCTTCATCCACCATCGCTCAGTCTTAGCGGGCATGGTCAAAAGACCGACGATGATCTCTTCGCCTAAACCGTCCAAGAAACGATCTGGACTGAACTCGCCGGTCGATTTGATGAGTGAATGACGCAAGGCTGCACCGACGACAGTCAGGCTATACATGCCATCTAGCTCGCGCCGCATGAGGCCATTCTTGACGCATAATTGTAGGGCTCGGGAGCGATTGACTGTGACAGCCGACTCCGATTTGCGCCCGCCTGACTTGGGCCGGTACATGGGGGATGAACCCATCTCATCCACAAGCTCAGCAAAGCCGGGATAGATTCTATGGGGCAGAGATCGGGGTTCCATGAAGCGTGAATCCTGTGAAGAATGTATGCTTAGAGGGTATTTTATCCTCTGTCAAATGGGCTAAAACCTTGGGGACAAATCCGGCGGAGTTTCACACGGCATACATATTCGGTTTATGTCAGCATATACAGTATGCGAGCATATGCAATGTCCTACATATTTGGTATTATACTGTTTTGGGGTACATTTTCATCATTCATCTCAGCGCATCAAATCAACTCACTTACAATGTGTACCTTTTAAGTGTGCTAACGGCCTAATTGAACACTCTTATCTACTAGATAAATAGATAAAAGGATAAAAACAGCCCTCGATTTGATCGGAAATGGCCCTAATCGTCCATCTGCATGGGCTCTCCCTTGGCCGTTTCAGGAGCCAACCGTTGCAGATCGACTTTTCGGATCGGGTTTCATTTTGAAGAGTGGAATCGCACTAAGGAATGGCTCAAAAGTGGATAAAAACAGCACAGGATGGACTGCGCAGCCTCATTAACCTTAACGGACGATTAACCTTAATGCCATGTTAAGGTTGACGCTTCATTAGGGTTAAGGGTCGGTCGATAGACATGAACAACACGTTAAGGTTAATTCTGGATAAATCTTACGATGGTGTTAAGGTTGATGGATCATTAAGGTTAATTCTGGATAAAACCTAACGAGCGTTAACCTTGATGAAAATACACCTTAAGAAAGTTCGATTGTTAGTGACTTGTTAGGAAAGACGCTATAGATTGACGCCATAGGGGAACGACGCCCGCCGCGATCTTTGACATTGTGAATCCCCGTCTCGCGCTATAAAGGCGCGACTGATGAGCCTCAGTTAAGGCGAAACGGGAATATGTCATGTTCGGCAAAACTAACATGCAAACGAAAATGGCGACCTTCAATCAAAGGTCGCTGAATGTGTCGCCAGCGTGGAACGGCATTTATGAACTGCGCAACTATCGCCGCTCGCAATCGCTGGCGGGTCGCCTCGCGGCTCTTCTCGGAAAGGTCGCCTAATGGCTCGCACCTTTCATCACGACATGATGGCGGCGCTAGACGCCGAAACCTACAGCGGTCGGACGACTCCCGACAAAACGCATTACGCCATGCGCCGCGCTCTTCGTAAGGCAAACATGCGCGGTTCTGCGATCATGAATGACAAACAACTCGCAATGGCTACCTTGGCCGAATTGGCGGAGTGGAAATAATGGGCTATTTCGGACGCGCTGGCGACGCTGGACGCCTTACCAAAGACGATATGACTCCGGTGAACGCGGTTAGCTCGCGCAAGGCTGGACATAATCGCATCACTTGGACAAATGATCGCGGCTTCAAGCATTTTCGCTTGATACAAACCGACGTTGTTTCGACTACGCCGGACGGTCAAGAAATCATGATCGATACGAACGGCTTTGATAGTCGCACGACTTCCACCGCGATCATGCAAGCCGTCGATTTGTTCTACTTCGGACGCATGAGCGTGGCTAATGGTTCGTGGTATATCGGCAATGTGTGGATGCGGTCTAAGACGCGCGAAACAAACACGCTCTTATTGATCCGCTACAATGCCGGAACTGCGACCTATGAACGTGAGGAAATCGCGTTCGATGAAAAGATCGAAGTGAAGCGCGACCCGAAAACGGGCGATCTCACTTGGAAATCTGATCTCTAAACTTAAACCGCGCGAGATAGCGCAAACCTGAAAGACTAAACAAATGACCTATTACGTTTTCGACAATGGCGAAGCGATGGAAGCCAGCCATGAAATCAAAGACGCGAAAGCCGTTTCTAAAGCGGTCTATCTCAAGGCTCGCGCTGAATATGCCAAAAAGCGGCTTCTGACGATGATCTCGCCCAAAGACACGATTTATTGCGTCCTGAAGCATCGCGCGCCGTCCGGCATGTCGCGGAGTATCGAGTTCCTGATAACGTGGTCTAAGGACGGCAAAACCGGCATACAGTCGATCACTCATTATATGGCTGATCTTGGCTGGAAATTCGATCAAACACACGGCGGTTTGAGGATCGGCGGTTGTGGGATGGATGCGGGTTTCGGCGCGGTCTATAGCTTGGGTCGCATCTTGTGGACGAACGGTACAGACAAGCCGCACGGCGTGCGCAATGGCGAACCTGATAGCGATGGCGGTTACGCTATCGGTCATAGCTGGCTTTAATCGGAGTTCATGCAATGACAATCAAAGACGAACTAATCAGCGCCGAAACCGCAACGCAAATCCGCGCCAATGTTGACACGTTCAACGCTTGGCTTGGTGATCGCCGCTCATGGCGACCTGAAGAAGTTCCTTCGCATATCGTCCAAGTGACGAACGATCAAAAAGGCGAACTAGAACGTTTTGAGACGTTCCGCGATATGCCGTCCAAGTTGTTCGTATATGTGAAGATATATGGTGCGAACGATGTAACTGCGACCGTCTGGACTGGTCAACCGCTTGGACATGGCAAAGCGTCAACTGCATATCGCAGCAACTTCGGAGATCGTCGCCGCTCGATAACCATTACGATCAACGGCCAAAAGTACCACGGAACGGCATACGTTGACGCTGGCGACTATGCGCGATTAACGAAGTCCAAGCGATGAGCGAACGCTTTAACAGGTGCGCAGCACGAACAAGCGTCATCATCCATCATAATCAATCAACGGTTAAGCATCTTCGATGGCATGTGCTGATGCACAGACTAGACCATATGATCGTTAACGCATTTATACTGTCGTTAGTCTTTCATCATCACAGACACCATCAACACAACGGCCATTAGACAAGTAAAACGAAGTCAGTACCTCGCCCCTATGCTTTGAAGTTTGTGTATAGGGGCGAGGATGACTGATTTATTACTGTCTCTTTCCCCCAGACCCCCGTTAACCATTTTGCTACGGCGGGTATCTCAACGGTCGCGCCGATCCAATTTCCCAAATAGTGCATCTCAACGTAGTCCATCGAAAAATGGATAAAAAAGTAGCCCAATACAGCGTTTTTATCCAGAAATCCTCAAATCAGAGCCCGATCAGAGGAAAACTCGATAAAAACGTCATCGGAGGCCACTTCCCCACTCAGCACACCATAAAATGCGACAAATCGGAAAATTCCAGAAAAATTCTGGAAAAGTGCATCCCAACCGGCTATCTCATTAACCATGGCGCTTGGACCCGCACAAAAAGCCGAACTGATCGACGCGATTTACGTCAAGCTAGGCGTTCCTGCGGCTGCGGAACACTGTCATCTGAAGCTCCGCGACGTTCTGACGGAGATGGATGACGATGAGGACTTCGGAGCCGCCGTAGAGCAAGCTATGGCTCACCTGACACCCTTGGCCGAACAAGAGCTATTCCGCCGGGCAGTCCATGGGACGGAGAATTACGTCGTCAATCAGGGCCGCGTGGTCTTCCTCACCAATTCAGACGGCATATCGAAGCCTCTGATAGAGAAGAAGTATAGCGATGGCCTCCTGACGAAGTTCCTAGAGGCACGCAAGAAAGACGTTTTTGGAGCCAAAGTCGAAGTTGCTCACAAGCATAGCGGCTTTATTGCCGTCCCGGTCATGTCCATGGAGGAAATCCAGAACATGCTCGACTCTCCGGGAGATGAAGTGACCTTTATCGACGCCAGCTATCAAGAGATCGTCGGTCAACGCCCCTTGGCCGTTGCAGATGCCGATGTTGAGGCCGATTGGCCGCCTCAGAGCGCGGATAGCGAGCCTCGGGCCTCACAAGCTGTTATCCAAGAGCGTGTCCGCGCTCTGACGACGCCCCGGCAAGAGCCCGAACTGATCGACTTCGACCCTCGGGACGACGCCATGGAGTTCGTCATGGATCGGCTGGAGGATGAGCCGGACTTTGAGTTCGTCACGGCTGAGATCGAAGACACCGCCGAAGAGCTTAAGACGTTCGACGATGACGATGAACCGGACTTCGGCGTCTAATGGCTCAAGTTGCAACCGCACTCAAGCCCGTAGGCTCCCAATCTTATGTCAATCATAAGAAGCGCCTGACGAAGGACGCCACTTGGAAGCCCCAAGGTAAGGCCCAAGCCATCGCGCTCGCCTGTACGATGGTCAACGAAGTCCTCATGGAGGGCAATCGCGGCGGCGGTAAGACTATCACCCTCATCATGACCTACGTCTCCCAAGTCGGACGCGGATGGGGTGCGAACTGGCGCGGCGTGATCTTCCGTCAGACCCATCCCGCGCTGAAGGACATCATCAAACAATCCAAGCAATGGATTCCGCTGATCTATCCCGGCGCGAAGTTCACTCACAATGATAGCACATGGACTTTCCCTGAAGGCGAACAACTGACATTCAGCCACTTCGCCAATCCCGACGACTATAAAGCATGGCACGGCCAAGAGCTTCCATTCATTGGATGGGAAGAACTCACCAACTGGTCTAACGATGAATGCTATTCCGTTATGCTGTCCTGCAATCGTTCCTCGGCTGCGCCAAATCCTCTCACAGGCGAAGAGATGCCCCGGATCGTTCGCTCGACCACAAACCCATACGGCCCCGGACGGCTATGGGTGAAAGAACGGTGGGAACTCCCCGACATGCGCGGGAAGATCAGGACCGGGCTTGTGAACGACAAAGGCGAATCTCTTGGGGATCGCCTCGCTATCCAGTTCTCGCTCGAATCTAACAAGATCATGCTCGACAATGACCCGAACTATCGGGCCAAGGTGCGCGCCGCGACCCAAGGCAATGAGGCCATGGAGAAGGCGTGGCTCGACGGGGATTGGGAGATCAGTGTCGGGGGCATGTTTGACGACCTGTGGGACCGTAAGGTACACGTCGTGGAACCCTTTGACCTACCCGGCGGTTCTACTCGTGGCGGCGGTGGCTGGAAGCTCTATAGGGCCTTCGATTACGGTTTCAGTAAGCCTTACTCCATAGGTCTTTACGCGGTATCCGATGGGACACCATATCATGATCGTCAAGGCAATCTTCACACTTCTATTAACGGTGACGTATATCGCGTTGCCGAAATCTATGGTTGGGACGGGAAACCTAATCATGGATGCAGGGAAGAGCCCGGCGAGATCGCCCAACGCCTGCTAGACTTTGAGATTGCTTGGGGAATACATGGGCTAGTCCAGCCCGGCCCCGCCGACTTGAACATCTTCTCTCGCGAACAAGGCAAGGCGATGCACGATGAGTTCGTGTCTCGCAAGGTCAACTTCCGCAAGGCGGCCAAGGAACCCGGCTCGCGCGTCCGGGGATGGATGCTGATCCGTCAGAAGCTCCTGAACGCCCTCCCGCGCTACCTCAATCCCGATGGGACGATTGTGTCGTCCAAGGATCGGAAGAAGGTCCACCCGGACGCCAAGCCTCTGCGTCGGGAAGAGCCTGCATTGTTCTTCTTCGGTGAAGACCGTAACAAGCATTTGCTGCGGACGATGATTGGTGCGCCGCGAGATGAGAAGAACCCGGACGACATTGACACAGACTATGAAGATCACGCTCTGGACGAACTTCGATACTATATGACAACGAAGAAGATAGAGATCAAGCAAAGCAACTATTGACACCTTGCTTTCAACCCCTGTCCCGAAGTAGCTTGACCCTATGGCCCGCGCACCCCGACCCACAAAAGCCAATGCCGCTTCGGTGAATCCGAACACCAAGTCGCTCGAATGGCAGTCTATGAGCTACAAGTGGTGGCTCATGGCGACATGCTGGAGCGGAACGGCTTCGATGCGTGACGCCGGGCAAATCCTACTCCCGAAACACCAAGGGGAATCGATCCTCCGCTATAATGATCGTCTCCAGAGCGCCGTCTTCACGAACTACGTCCGACTGACGGTTGAGTTCCTAGTCGGCAAGCCATTCTCTGAGAAGGTGGTCTTCCGCGATGGAACTCCACAGTCTTTGCTCGATCTCGAATCGGACGTGGATGGGACCGGAAACGATCTCACCACCGTTTGCATGGACTTCTTCCAACGTGGCTACAAAGGCGGTCACTCATGGCTCATGATCGACTATCCGTCTGTCATGAACCCCGACAACGTGACGCTGGCGGACAAGGATAAGCTGAACCTCCGTCCGTACTGGATCGTCATGAATGGCGATGAAGTGCTGGACGCCGATGGGGCGCTGATCGAAGGCAAGTTCTGTTATACCCATATGCGGGTGTCGAAGTCCATCATCGTCAAGGATGGCTATTCGCAATCCATCGTCCGTCAGATTTGGGAATACAATCTCAAGGATCAGAACGTCGATCCCGATCCGAACCATGAGCCTGACTATCGCGTCGTGGTGACGATCCACCAAGAGGAAAAGCCCAATAACGACAAGTGGACTATCGTATCGAACACTGTCACCACAGGTACGCGGATCACCGCCGTCCGTTTCAATAGTGCGCCCGATGGCGACATGACGTTGGAAGACCTTCTCTATCAGAATGTGGCGCACTGGCAATCCACCGCCGATCAAAAAGCGTGTCTCGTTATGGCCCGCTTCCCGATCTTGGCCGCCGCCGGGGTTGACGATGACAAGACGTATGTCATCGGCTCCTATGAACTACTCCGCTCCAGCGATCCGTTGAGCAAGTTCTATTACGTTGAGAACAACGGTACAGCCATCGGCGTCGGATCGAAGGATATTGAGTCCATCGAAACCCATATCGCCATGTATGGCGCGACCATGCTGAAGAAGAAGCCGGATCGTCAGTCCGCCACGTCGGCAACGCTCGACGAAGCGCAGAACATGGCTCCGCTCCAGATCATGGTCCTACAGTTCATGTCCGCCATGGAGCAAGTGTGTGACTACACGCTACTGTGGCTGAACGATCCGGCGGCGACTGACGACAAGACCTATGGCGTCAACGTCAATCTGGACTTTGCTCTGTCCGAAGAGCAACAGAAGCAAATGTCGTTTATCGAGAATGCGCGTCTTCAAGGCGACATCTCACGCATCCAATACTTCACCATGGCGATTGAGCTTGGATATATCCCGTCCAGCTTCCCCATCGCCCTCAATCAGACGCAGATCGAAGCTGAACAAGCCGCCGATCAAGCGAACCAACTTGCCATCGCCTCTGCAAAGGGTGCGCAAGGAAACAACGGATCGGGAACCGGCGACCCGCTCAACAATCCGAATGATCCCAAGATCACGAAGAAGAACGTCCCCGCCGTTTAAGGATTTCACATGAACATGACCGCTGCAATCTGCATTCTGATCTTTGCGAACATCGTCCTCGCAAAGGTGCGCCTGTCGCGCTATGTCGCAAGAGAACAACTCCGGTGGGATTCGATGAACCGCCAAGAGCAAGCGGCTGAACAATACATCATCGATAACCACGGAATCGACGAAGATTGCGCTTCCGACTATTACTGAAGGACTACACCATGTTCCTACTCTGGATTTTGCTCGGGTTCATCCTCGGAACGATCTTCGGTGGCGGCGTCGTCACTTGGACCAAGTCCAAGGAAGCTGTCGTGAAGTCGGACGTTCAGTCCGCCGAAGAGAAGTTGATCCCGTAATGTGGGGCCTGCCATCGCTGTCCACGGTACTTGAGACCCTGCGCCTCAAGCCCTTACCCGCGCCAGCGATGGCGGAGCCGCGCCCTACCGTGACGGAGCCGCCCCCTGCGGCCCCTGTCACCCCTGCGGTGGTGCTGGAGACGGCCCCTGCGCTGGTTGTGGCGGGCCTGACGCTATCGAGCGACTATGTGGGGCTCCTGAACAAGCTGGAGGGCCTGTCCGGCGCGGTGAAGGGCAAGCCGGGCATCTTCACATGGTTCTTCGACAACGTGGGAGTGGCGACCCTCGGATACGGGCATGTCCTGCATCATCCGGTCAACGGAGGCCAGATCACAAAGAAGCTTTATGGTGATGCCTGTACGTCTCTCGCCAATCAGGCGATGATGAAGTATTACGGCGAGACTGAAATCACCCTCCAGCAAGTCCTAGACCTTAAAAAGCAGGACATGCAGAACTACGCGAACAACGCCATCCCCCACATTCGAGCGGACACCATCCAATGTCAGTTTGATATGCTGGTGGACTTCGCGTACAACGTCGGCGAACACAGTCTGGAGACTTCCACGTTACTGCGGCTTCATGACGCGGGGGATTGCCCCATCGGCGTACTGGACCCGGCAACCCTCTGTGCTAATTCGAAGTCCAAGGCTCCGATCACCACGATTGGCGGCGCATTCTGCGCATGGTCAAATTCCGGCGGTGCATGGACCTTGGGCGTTTTTCACCGTAGGCTTTGCGAAGTGCTGGTGTATTCCGGCATGGACTATAGTAAGGCATACACCACAGCGTGGCTCTTCCGCGATTAACCCCCTCAAAGGATCAAGGGATCAAAAATGTTCTACTTCAAAGACAATGCCGAACTGGACAACCTCGACGGGGTTCCGGCGGAGTATAAGAGCTTCTACGTCCAAGCTCAGAACGGCGGCAAGTGGACCCTTGTCGAAGGCATGAAGCCGCTGGCGACGAACATTGACGGCCTGCGCACCAATCTGACGCAAGCTCAGTCCGCCACCACCCGCGCCAATACTGAGTCCGCCGAACGCCGCGTCCAGTTGGAAGCCTACCAAGCCTTGAATCTCGGCACGACGCCGGAAGAAGTCAAGGCGAAGGTCGATCAGATGACCAAAGACCTGACGGACGGGAAGAAGATCAACCCGGAGACGATCCGTCAGGAGATCACCGCCCAATTCCAAGCCCGTCTCGACGAATCGACGAAGGTCTCGACCGATCTGGAGGGCGAACTGAATAGCGTCTTGGTGGACGACGCCATCACACGCGGCATCGTCGAGAACAAGGGCAATCTGGCGCTCTTGTCTCCCATCGTGAAGTCCAAGGTCGCCGTCATCAAAGACCCGATCTCCGGGAAGCGCGTGGCGGTCGGCGTCAATGAGAAGGGCGAAGCTCTTCCCGGCGTGGATGGCGGCTTCCTGCCCGTCGCCAAGGTCATCGAAAGTCTGAAGACTAATAAGGACTTCGCCGCCGCCTTCGAAGGTCCCAAGCAATCCGGCGGCGGAACGCCTCCCGGTGGTGGCAATCGTCCGTTCGTGAAGACGCCCGCTCAACAGCAAGAGGGCGGCGGCCAGCAACAGAAGACGCCCATGAACAAGATCACCGCCGGTCTCAATGCGCGAGCCCAAGGCGGCGTGCGTCAATAAATCGTCTGATAGGGCTTGCAAACGCCCTAGAGGTTATAGTTAATGGGGGCGCGCTCAAAACGCGCCCCTTCCTTTTGTGTGGATTCCAAAGGGGAGTGGGTTTCAGGACCGCGCCGGACAGGATTGTCGGCGGTACTAGAGCGATCTTGAACACCCATTCCTCCATTAAGGGACACCATTCAAATGGCCTCCGTTACTCTCGACGAATCCGCCAAGCTGGCGCAGGACGAACTCATCTCGGGCCTGATCGAAACCATCGTCACGGTCAATCCGTGGTTCGAACTCCTGCCCTTCGAAGGGATCGACGGCAACTCCCTCGCCTACAACCGCGAAGCCCTGCTCGGCGGCGTGATCGTGGCCGGTGTCGGCACCGATCTCTCCAGCGCCCAAGGCGGCGAGGCCAAGCGTCCGGCCACCTTCACCCGCGTCAACTCCAACCTCACCAAGATTCTCGGTGACGCGGAAGTGGACAACCTGATCCAAGCGACCCGCTCTTCGGAGAACGATCAGAAGGGCATCCAGATCGCGTCCAAGGCCAAGGCGTCGGCCCGGCAATATCAGGACATGCTCATCAACGGCACCGGCCAAGGTGACGAGTTCATGGGCCTCTTGGGCCTCTGCGCCGATTCGCAGATCGTGCAGTCCACCGTGGACGGCACGGACTCCGGTGCGGCCACCAACGGCGGTCGCATGTCCTTCGGCCTTCTGGACGCCTTGCTCGACAAGGTGACGGACAAGGACTCCGCCCCGGACTATATCATGATGAACGCCCGCGATCTGCGGTCCTATCGTGGTCTTCTCCGCTCGCTCGGCGGCACGCGCCCCGACGACGTTTACACCATGCCTTCCGGTCGCGAAGTCATGGCCTACAACGGCGTCCCCATCTTCCGTAACGACTACATTCCGATCAACCTGACCACCGGCTCGGCGAACAATACGTCCGTCATCTTCGCCGGGACGCTGGACGACGGTTCGCTGTCGCACGGCATCGGCGGTCTGACCGCTCGGGATGCGGCTGGCATCTCCGTCGTCGAAGTCGGTCAATCCGAGTTCCGCGACGAAGAGATCACCCGCGTCCGCTGGTACTGCGGTCTGGCGAACTACAGCCAACTCGGTCTGGCGATGATGACCGGCGTCCTGCCGGGTTACATCACCGGCACCTAAGTCCTCTGTAGGGCGATCTGATCCACCGTCTGAAAGAGAGGGGGTTTCCCGGTCTAGGCCGGGGAACCCCTTTTTCTTGACGGGTCCATTCCTCTAGTCCAAGGTCCAATCCTTCACTGAGGATCATTCACCATGTTCGAACAGACCAAAGCATTTCGCATTCGTTTTCAGCTTCCCGAAGAGCAACGTGGCAAGATTCGTGAGATCAGGACCATCGCCTTCGATGCCGCTGGAATACACACCTTCGAAGGGACTTTTGAAGAGTTCCAAACTAGAGCGCGCTATCTGAAGAACTTCGGCGCATTGCCTCTTGAACTTCCTGATATGACTATTGCGCCGACGCGGCCTTTGCCTACCGGCGTGGGGACTCACAAGGTTGCAAACCCGACCCGGACAAGCGATGATCTTGACGATCTCTCTGAGTTCAAGGTGAAGCCCAATGTCGCTCCCGTCAGTCCCGCCCCTCAAGGGGACAGGCAACCCGCACCGGATAACGGTTCGGGGGCCAAAGCCGCAACCGATCTTCTCGAACGGAGCGCAGCAAATGGTCCTGACGGTCCAGCCTCGCGGCCTAGTTCCACAGGGCCAAGCCTACGGACCCAAGATCAAGTAAAGCCGGAAGACGACGCCGACTTTAACTTCTAAACAGTCGTACATCGCAGTCCAGCTTAGGAGAAGTACCATGAAGGGCATGAACAAGGGAACCCGTTCCATCCCGCAAGGGAAGAAGAGCGGTTCGACGGTCCAGCCTAAGCCGCACACCGGCAAGGGATCGGGCTCCAGTCAATGGGGTGGGTCCAAACCAACCGGCGGACGTGTTTAATCACGGACGACGTTAACCTCGGAACAAGCAACGCTTAGAAGGCATCCCAATGGCGTCCCTCAACTATGACAACTATTTCTATCATCTGGCGCGGGGCGAGATCAATCCTCTGACGGATACCTTCAATGCGTTGCTTGTAACGTCGTCCTACACTCCGAACAAGGGAACGCACAATTCGCTGTCCGACATCACCAATGAGGTTGTCGGGGCAGGCTACACGGCGGGCGGCGAGGCGGTGGCGGCCTCAGTCAGTCTCGACGCCACGAACCACCGTGTGGACGTTTCCTTCGCTGGCGCGAGTTGGTCATCTGCGACCATCACGGCGAGAGCCGCCGTCATCTATAAGGTGGGTTCCGATGCTGCGCATAGCTGGCTTGTCGGTTATGCGGACTTTGGATCAAATGAAGTCGACTCGGGCGGCACTTTTGCGGTGTCCTTCACGACGCCGCTCCGCATTCAAAACTAATCAGGAGCCGGTCTAGGCCGGGTTATACATCATGGTGGCTCCTGATTTTTTCATCCTTCAAGACGATGGCGGTATCACACCCGATGCGAATAGCTATGCAGATATTGACTTCTTTGTTGACTACTGTGCATCTCGCGGACGGATCATCGTTGATCCGCTCACGACGGCGCAATACACCGACGCGCAAATTGCTGTGGCGCTCATCCTTGGCCGTGACTATATGGATGGCCGGTGGGGCTGGATCGGCTTTCGCCAACAAATCGATCAAACAACTGAGTGGCCTCGACTCGACGCTTTCGATTCATCGAACAGCTACGTCAATGGGATCACTGATACTCTCCGCCGGGCTCAATGTGAGTATGCCTTTATTGCCCTGACTTCTGGCGTTGACTTGAACCCGGCTCCAGATCGCGATACCACAGGTGTCGCCGTTCAATCGAAGACGACGCAAGTTGGACCGATCCTCGAATCGATCCACTACGTTGCCGGTGCTGTATTCGTCAATCCCTCCTATCCGGCTGCGGACAATATCCTCAAGAGCCGTGGGTACACGATCAACCGCTCAACCCTCATGAGGGGGTAAGATGGCGGATGCGTTCTACGATTCTCTAATCAAAACCGCCGATGCTTTGATTACGAAGCGCGGACGCCAAGTATCCATCATCCATCCTACGGACGCAACTGCGCCTGATCCGACCAAGCCGTGGGACGGCGCAGTCGGCCAAGGTGCGCCACTCACCAATACCACGTTCGCTGTGTTCACTCAGTTCGACCGCAAGTCGGTGGATGGTACTCAGATCAAGGCGACTGATCTGAAGATGATCTTCACCGCCTTAAAGATCGTTGACTTTGACATCTCCAGCCGTGACGTGGTTCAAGATACCATTTATGGAAAGCTGGCGATCATTGACGTTGGTTTGATCCAACCCGGTTCGACGAAGGTGCTATACACCCTTCAAGTGCGGAGGGCGTAATGGCGAACCCGAATGCCAAGGGGAATTACTCCTATACCCCCGGCGATGCGCGTGAAGCGATGTACGCCACCTTCTGGAATACTTGGGACGATAGCCTGCTAGGCTGGCGCGCTGTTCTGCCCGGCGTGATGCCCGATGATCCTTTGCTCGCCCCCACGGTGGCATGGGACGCTGAAGAGCCCGAAGACGATGCTGCGATCACCGCTCCTGTGGTCTATGCCTACGTCCGCCACACCACCGGCAAGCAAGCCAGCCTGTCGGCCCGTCAGGACCCGACTACAGAGCAATGGATAGGCCGCCGCTGGCAAAGGACCGGGTTCATCTTGCTACGGCTTGACGTGCCTCAGTCTATGCAGTTGAAAACCGGGGATGCCCTCGCTAAGGTGATCGTTAACGCTTTCCAAGGGAAGCGCGGCGTCGGTTCGGGCGCGGGTATCATCTTCCCCTCTGTTCGTCCTATCGAGCAAGGCAATTTGAAGTCCCGCTATCGGATCGACATCAACGTCAGCTTCCAATACGACGAACTCGTTTAACGTCCCTCCAGTTTAGGAAACCGGAAAATGGTTAACAAGATTGACTCCAATTTTACCGGCCTCCGGTACACGCTGGAGGTCCGTGGATCGCCGAAGACTCTTCCCGGTGATCCGGCGTGGCTGGAGCTTGAACCGAACTCCTATGCGGACTTCGGTGCGACCACCACTCTGAAGGCCCGCAACCCCATCGTCGCCAATCGTCAGCAACGCAAAGGCCGCGTTGTGGACATCGAAGCGAAGGCCGGGTTCAGCATTGACTTCACGTCGGATAATATGCTGGAGTTGATGCCGTGTTTCTTCTTCGCCGATTGGCGCAAGGCGTCCGTCGCGGAGATCGATGCTCCTACGTCCGTCGTCGCCTACAATGCGACGGGTCCTGTCGCCGGGGCCTTCGACAAGGTGGCGAGCTTCGGCGGCAAGGCCGTCGCCGGATCGTTGATCTCCACCAGCGGCTTCACCAACGCCGCGAACAACGGCATCTTCCAAGTGAGCGCCGTCGCTGCGGATAGCCTGTCCGTCACGTCCCATGCCATCGTCGCCGAAGCCGGTCCCCCGGCAACGTCGGTTATCAAGGTGGTGGGCTTCGTCGGCGCGGCTGGCGATCTCACCATTGACGCCAGCAACGCCGCCGCCCCGGCTCTTCTGTCCACGGTCTTCGACTTCACCACTCTGGAGTTGATCCCCGGTCAATGGGTCTATATCGGCGGCGATGCCGGTACGTCCGCGTTCGCCGACGAAGGGAACAACGGCTTCGCCCGTATTCAGGCGATCTCCGCCCATCGGATGACGTTCGACAAGACGCAGAATACGATGGTCACGGACAACGGTGCGGGCCAGAGCATCGAAGTCTTTATGGGCGACTTCCTGAAGAATGAGAACGACCCGACTCTGATCGTCACTCAGACGATCCAGTTGGAACGGTCTCTGTCGTCCGCCGGGTTCCAATACCTTCCCGGCACGTTCTGCAACGAACTGACGATTGACATGAAGTCCGCCGACAAGATCGAACTGGCGATGACCTTCATCTCGCTCACCGAAGAAGACTTGGACTACGGTGATCGGAAGACCGGGACGTTCCCCGACATCGCCACGGACCCGGAAGCCTACAATACCTCTTCCGACCTGATCCGCATCCGTTCGGCGCTTCAAGGGACGGCCTCTCCGCTGTTCGCCTTCATGCAAACGATGTCGCTGAAGATCGCGAACAACGTGTCGCCGCTGAAGGCCCTCGGCGTCCTCGGCGCGTTTGATACCACCATCGGGGACTTCATCGTCTCCGGTGACATCACCGCGTACTTCTCCGATCTCGCCGCCGTCGAAGCCGTCCGCTTGGCCGATTCGGTGTCGGTGGACTTCGTTCTGGCGCTCGACAATCGCGGATGGCTGTTCGACATTCCCGAACTCACCTTCGACAAGGGTACGTTGACCGTGACCAAGGATCAGCCGATCACTATCCCGGTCGGCATCAATGCCGCCGAAGACGATACGCTGAAGACGACGCTCATGGCGACCTACTTCAGCTATCTCCCCGACGCCGCGACCGCTTAACACCTTGCCTCTGTGGAGGCATTCGAGCTAGTGTCTAGGGCCGTCCCATCGGGGCGGCCCTTTTCATTGGAGTTACCCGGATCATGAGCCCCTACGCCTCTTACAAGATGGACCGCGACAAAGAGAAGTCCGGCGTCGTCATCGTCGAAAACGAGTTCTTCCGCATCACAGGTGCGCGGGCTGGCGGTAAGAACGTCGCCTATGAAGACCTTCGTGAAGCCCTCACCAAGCCCCATCGCCGGGCGATCCAGACGGGGACTCTCCCCAAGGAATTGCAGGATCGGCTCAACGCCGAACTCGCCGCCGGGGCGCTGGTGAAGTTGTGGGAGACCAATGAGAATGCCGGTACTCCCGGCGCGGCTCCGAAGTGGAAGCCGAACACCATCCACGATCCGGTGAGCGGCAAGGTGGAGAAGATCACGCCCGAACTGATCGTGGCGACCTTCCTCCAGTTCGACGAACTGTACGATCAGTTCTCGCGCGGCTGCGTTGATGTCGAGAACTTCCTTGATAAGGAGGCAATCGAGGCCGACGTAAAAAACTAGAGGCCCATCTGGAATACAGGTTTTTACATGGAGAGGGTGAAGAGACAGTTCTCAAATCCGCGTACTCCAGTATAAAGACCATCCGGGGAAAGGTAGTCGGAGAAGTCCGGCTACCTGATTTCCTTAAGAATGCCCCGGAACTGTATTTCTGGCTTGCCCCATACTATGAGGCATTCCAGACCCTATCCTCTACTCGCCGTGTGGATGGGATGACCGGATCAATCGGGCGGATTCCTTGGACGGCGGTGGACCAATATGCGAAGAGGTATCCAGTATTTGAAGAGGACTTCGAAGTCTTTGAACTCTACATCAAAGTCCTAGACGAAAAGCTTCTCCAGCTAGTCAAAGACAATAAGCCAAAAGGCAATCGTCCAGAGCGGCCACCGCTCACACCGAAGTCGAAGATAGGAAGAAGCTAATGGTTGACCGCCGGGGTTCGAATCAGTTCACACGGCGACTCAAGCTCAACGCAGATAAGTTCGAACGCGGCGCTCAGAAGATGATACAAAACGCGGCCAAGGCCGCGCTTGAGGTAGTCGTCTTAGGTTCTCGCGTTGATACTGCAACCTCTCGCTCTAACTGGATCGTCACAAGAGATGCCCCCAATAGTGGGACGATCTCGGCGTACTCTCCATATCCTAAAGGATCGAAAGGCGGCGGTGAGGGATCGGCTGAGACGGCCAACGCAGCTACGGCTCTAGCCAACGGATTCGCCATCATCGAAGAATATCAGCTAGGCGTCGATCCCGATCTATTTATCACGAACAACGTCAGATACCTTCGCTATATCCCGGAGATGGGGGCCTTGACTACAGAGGCCGCCGACGCAGCCCGGCTAGTTCTTAGAGCGGTGAAATTGCTGTGAGCGACGAACAGTTTAATATCCGCTTTAATGAGCAAGGCGCTTCCGATGTAATCAAGCGGATGCGCGAAGTCGTGTCCTCCGCTGGAGACGCGGCTGAAGCCACTGAGAACTTGAACGATCAGCTTGGGAAGGTCCAAGCTAAAGCCAACCCGGCTCAAGCCGCCTATGAAAAGCTGGCGTCCGGGATCGATGTATTGGGCCGGGCTCAGAAGGCCGGTCTCATTACTATGGATCAGGAGGCCCGTTCGCGGACTAACCTGATCGGTCGGATGGAAGCACAGGTCCGTCCGTTTTCCACTCTCGTCTCCAATATCCAGAATGAGACGCGAGCCCTCAGTCTAAATCGGACTGAACGGGATGCGACACTTCGCACCATGCAACAGATGCAATCGTTGCAGTCACGCGGCGTAGCTCTGTCTGCGCAAGAGCGTGAACAACTTGCGGCGACGAACCTTGCGTATGTCCGTCAACGCGAAAGCATCGCTGCAACTGCGGCTGCGGAACGTGAGCGCGTCGTCGCTGCGCAGACCGCCGCTCGGGAAGTAGCCGCCGCTGCACGTCAGGAAGAACAAGCCAAGATCGCCGCCGCCCGCCAAGCTGCGGCTGAGAAGGCGCGTATCCATCGCGAGTCTCAAACGCAGCAAGCCCAAGGCGCTCGCCGGGATAGCATCGTCGGTTCCGTGGTTCCGAAGATCGAAGCGGAGACCGCCGCGTATCGTCTGAACACCGTCGAGCGGAATGCCAATCTGCGGACGATCCAGCAATCCGAAGCTCTGCGCACGTCTGGCATCACGCTCACGGAAGAAGAGACGGCGGCGATCCTGTCCGCCAACGTCGCGCTTGCTCAGCAACGTGAAGCGAACCAACTTCTGGCGTCCACCGAACGGGAGCTTAATAGCGTCCGCTCGCGCACGTCCACCAATCCCGCTCAAGCGGCGCAGAGCCGCCTTAATGCCGACCGCGCGACCGTGGGGAGAGCGGGAGCCGTTGGTCTTATTTCGGGTTCGGAACAAGCTGCGCTGGAGCGCCAGTTGGGTCTAGCCTATGAGGCTCAGATCAATCCGCTGATCCGCACGAACGAACTCCTGCAACAGCGCGCGTCCTATCAGTCAGGTCTCTTCGAATCGGGCCGGGCTCTGGCGCTTGTGGAGCGTGATGTCGCCGCCGCTGAAGAAGCCGGGATCGCCGTCAGCCGTGAACAGATCGCCAGCCTTCGGGCGCAGGCTCAACAGATCGACCGCGTTGAAGGGGCTTACCGTTCGCTGAAGACCGCCAGCGGTTTGCTTGGCAATGTCATCGGTGGCTTTGCTCTGGCGGGTGGTGCGGGTGAACTCGGCAAGTCTATCGATGAGACCACGAACGTCCGCAACTTGGTCGGGGTTACTTCGACGGGTCCGCAAAATCAGCAAGACGCTACACAAGGCGTTTACAAGGTCGCTGAAGATACTCGCTCCAGCGTCGAAGATACCGCGAAGCTCTACTCCCGTCTGGAGCTTGCGGCTCAACGCTTCGGCATTGGTCAAACGCAAGTCTTGGGTCTCACCAAGGAAGTCAACGAACAAATCCGTTTGTCGGGTACTTCTGAAGGTGAAGCCACTCGGGCGGTGATCGACTTCGCCCACTCCATCGGTTCGGGCAATGTCCAGTTCCGCGAACTCCGTGCGCTCACTCAGCAAGCGCCGTTTGTCGCGGTGGAGATCGCCAAGGGTTTGACCGCGCTCGCCAAAGAAGGAACCGCCCAAGGTGAGGCGTTCAAGCAACGTGCGTCGAAGGCTGGCATCAATGTCGATCAACGTGACATCGGCATTGGCGATCTGAAGGAACTGACTTCGAAGAAGGCGCTTGGATCGAATGACATCATCGCCGCCCAAGCTCTTGAGGCGGACGATACCCAAAAGCGATTTGAGAAGCTGACGCCGACCATCGCCCAAGCCGGTGTGCAACTGAAGGACTTCTTCCTCCAGTATGTCGATAGCGCAAACCAATCGACCGGCGCAGGCCGTAACATCGCTGAAGGTATCGAGTTCATCGGGAAGAACCTCTCAACGATCATCCCCATTGTCCTGATCGCCGGTTCGGCGCTCGCCGGTCTATTCATTGCTGAGAAGCTGATCCAAGGTGCGACCTTGATTGGCGTCCTCTTTGAAAAGGTCGGAATTGGCATCGGCGTAACGAAGACCGCTACTGGCGCGACCGCCGGGAATACAACTGCGATGGATAAGAACACCATCGCCCAAGGCGTCAATGCCAAAGAGGTTGACGCTGTGACGGCGGCGCTCGCCCGGCAAACCATCGCCCGGCGCGAAGCCTCTGGCGCGGCTGCACCTAAGCCCGGCGTCGGTGCGGCTGGCGCTGGAGCGGCGGCTGAAGAGGTAGGCGTAGGGGTTGCCGCCGTCGAAGGCGAGGGAGCCGCTGTGGCGGGCTCTGCGGCGCTCGGCATCGGTGCTGTGGCGACCGGGTTCACGGTGGTCATCCCACTCATCCTCGCGGCGGCTGCGGCCTATGCGTTGCTGAAGGACAATGTGAACCTCGCCACCGATCAAACCATTGCGTACTCCGATGATGGGGTGACGAAGGCGATCCAAGGCAACATCACGCTTGGCGACGTTGCCGGTGCGATCTTCAGCAATATCCAGACGGGTGCGACGGAAACCGCTGGCGTCCAGAAGAAGGCGTCCGACGATACGGCGGCGACTGATAAGAAGAACTTGGATGATCGTCTAAACCACGCCAAGGCGAACTTCGATAAGACGCACACCTACTATAACCAAATGGCGTCCGGCATCGTCAAAACGAGTATCGATGTCGCGACCTTCCTTGAGACGACTCAAGATCGTATCTTGCTTGGGTTCGATCTCTTGGCTGGTGGTATCGAAGTCGCCTTCGCAAATGCTTTCGATTATGTGGCTAATAAGTTCGGCGATCTTCTGAACGCGACTGTCATCCCCGGTCTGAATCTGATCGCTAAGGCGGACGGTGCTAAGGGCGTTGGGAATGTTCCGAAGGTTAACCTGACGGGTGCTGCGGACGCGGACAATGCTCAACGCAAGCTTCGCGATCAGAAGAAGTTGGATGACGATCAGAAGAACTACGCTGAAGGTCTAGCGAAGGCCGTCACTGATCGCTTTGTCAAGCGTAACACTCCAGCCGTCTCCACTTTGTCGAATAGCGCAGGCAATGGTGATGATGGTCTTCCGCCTGACAAGGCGAAGAAGGAAAAGAAGGACCCGCTGATCGCGGAGTTCGACGAACTTCTGAAGAAGACGTTCCCGGCTGTAGAGGCGATCCGTAGCCTCAACAAAGAACTCGACGTGCTGGCTAAGGCGTCTGTTGCTGACAAGGAAGGGGTTGTGCTTCTCGCTCAAGCGGCGAAGCAAATCTCTGACTATGATAAGCAATACGGCGTCAACATTGCCGGGACGAAAGACGGTGCGATCACCGCCGGTCAACTGAAGGGCCAGATCACCGACCGTCTGAAGGATCAAACGCTCGACGCCATTGACCCGGATCGTTCATTCCAACGGGATCAAACGGCCAAGCAACAGTCGTTCAACTTCGACGCCAATAGTACGGCGACGAACCCGTTCCAACGCACCATCGATAACAAGGTCTTCGAACAAGAGCAAAAGGAAGCTCAGCAACGCAAGGTCAACATCTCCGTCATCCAAGAGGAAGAGGGTGCGAAGATCAGGCTGGCGGTTACGAATACCTCGCTTGCCGAACAAGCTGCGAAGGTTCGTGAAGCCATTGTAACGGAGAGCGCGGATCGCACTCGCCAGATCAGTCAGCTTGGTCAATCGACGGCGTTCATCAAAGCCCAAGATGATGCCTACAAGGTGTACGGCGTGAGCATCTTGGCCGGGGTGGCTGGATCGAAGGAAGCCTATGACGCGCTTGTGGCGCAGAACGTCGCTTTCGAGCAACTGAAGACGCGGGTTGATTCGGCCAAGGCTTCCTATGAGACGATCATTGGCCCGGCGAAAGAGTTCAACTCTGGCGTCCAAGCTCTGAACGATCTCATGAGCCAAGGGCTCATCACTATCGATCAGTATGATAAGAAGGTCCGCGATCTGAACTCTTCGTTCCTCGCAACGAAGACTGACGCCGGTTCGGGCATTCAGCGTGCATTCCTAGACATCTCCAAAGAGGCGGACGATTCAGCCGCCGATATGGAACGTACTTTTAAGGATGCCTATAACAATATCGAGTCGGGTTTTTCCAGCCTGTTTACCGGGGGCGATCCCAAGGCGGCCCTCCATAAGGTCTTGGAAGGCGTCACGAATGATCTGTCGAAGACTCTCTTTCATAATATCACGGATGGACCTGTAAAGAACATTGCCAATAGTCTTGGTATCAAAGGCTTTGGCGATAAGGCGATCCAAACCCAACGCACTGATATTACGGCGACCAACGTCTATGTGAATGGTCAACAAACGGGCCAGCTTGGTAACGGCGGAGCGGGCGGTGGGTTGCTTGGTGGATCGACGCCGGGCGCAAATCCCTTGGGTCTCGGCTCGACGGGCGTCAATCCTTTGACGGGTGCGGCGAACGATAACAGCGTGGCCTCGATCCTGTCCGGCGGCGGTGGTCAAGGCGGCGCGGCTGGCCTGCTAGGTGGGAGTAACCCGCTGGCGGGTCTCGGCCTGCCTACCGACCCTCTAGCCTCGATTCTCAGCCCTTCCCCGTCGTCGGCGCTGTCCTCGCTCTTGAACCCCGGCTCAGCCTCCAGCCTGCTAGGTGGCGGCGGAGGGCTTGGTGGCCTGCCATCCCTGCTAGGCGGTGGTGGAGCGGCGGCTGGAGGCGGTGGTGGCCTGCTAGGCGGCCTCTCGGGCATTCTAGGCGGTGGTGGCGCGGCTGGCGGCGGTGGGTTGCTTGGGGGCCTGTCCAGCCTGATCGGCGGCGGTGCGTCGGCGGCTGGTGGTGGGATCACGTCGCTGATCTCCAGCATCCTTCCCTTCTTCGGCTTTGCGACCGGCGGGTCCTTCAATGTCGGCGGCGCTGGCGGTACGGACTCGCAAGTGGTGAGCTTCAAGGCTACACCGGGTGAGAACGTCTCTGTCGGAACGCCTACACAGCTTCAAGCCGCACATGATGCTGCGGCCAACGCTGGACAGGCCGCTCCGCAAGTCAATCAGAAGATCGTCAATGTCATGGACCCTCAAGCGGCCCTAGACGCGATGGGTACACAAGCGGGCTTCAAGGTAGTGCTTAATCACATTGCCTCTAACCCGGAAGCAATCAAAAGGGCTCTTGGCGGATGACGTGGATCAACGGAACTGCAACTGACTATCTGGACATGCTTTCACAGATTGAAAGTGAAGCGGTTGCTCATGGGTGGACGAATAAGAGGTACACCACGTCCGGCGAGACTGCGCCGTACACGGCTGAACTGATCCTTGAAGGTCCGGGGTTTGGCGCGGGCTATGAAGTCTATATTGGCGTCCGCGCTCGGCAAGACGCACCGAACAATATCTTCAGCTTGGAAGGCCGTGGGTTCACGTTCTACAATGCCGCCCAAGTGTTCGACAATCAGCCGAACATCTCGCCTCCGGTCTATTGCAATCTATGGGACTCGGCGATCACATATTGGATGAGCATTTCAGATCGGCGTATCTTGCTGGTGGCGAAGTGTTCGAACACCTATCACTCGCTCTATCTCGGGTACTTCGCGCCGTTCACCGATCCGACCGAATACCCGGCTCCAATGTATATCGCCGCTGATGGTCCGAACATCGATACATTCGGTAACACCGATGCGTTCCAACGGAGCATAGCAAACCCCGGTCTAGGCGGCGCTTATATTCGCGATCCGGCTGGCAACTGGATTACGGTTGCCGTCTATACCAATCAGACCTTTGGCTTCAATGGTTATGGTCTGAACAACTATACTATCTATCCATACCACCAAGGACAACCGACGAACGATAATCCTCCGGGGAACTACACAGTTCCTCTTGGGGCTCGCTTCGAACCTAACCCTGCGGTGGCGGCTTCCCTTCCATTCTTTCCAACGTACATTCAAGCCATGTTCAACAAAGGTGGCTTCCTTGGCGTTCTGGAGGGTGTGTTCTGGAGCCCCGGCAATACCCTCTCCGCTGAACAAGAGATCACCTACGGCGGCGACACTTATCAACTGTTCATCGCGATCTCCCGTTCGCTTGAACAGCCCTCCCAATTCTATGCCGTGAAGGAAGCGTAATGGCCTATCTTAATGGAGCCTTCTCTGGCGGTGATACCTTCGCTACTGTGATGTCCAAGCTGCACGACTTCTGTGTGACGGCGGGCTGGACTATCAATCTGAACTCATTCCCTTCCTTGGCCGTTTCCAAAGGGACGACGTTCGTCAATATCGCATTCAATGAGACTGTTACGGTGGATGACACCTTGGGCTCGGGCAACGCTCATGCGCCGGATTTCGGTATCTCATCCTATCTGTCAAATGCCTATCCCCCGTCCTCTGACTCAAATCGCATCACCGATCTGTCATTTGATCCGGTGTTTCACAATGACTTAAACGGACCCTATAGCCAGTATTGGTTCTTCTCCGGTGGGGACGATGATCCGCCATACATCTATATGGTGATCCAGAAGGCCAACGGTAGCTACTCCTGCTATATGTTTGGCAGGATCGATAAGAAGGGTGTGGACTATGATGGTGGGGACTTCATTACTGGTGTGAACTGGCATTGGAATTTCCAGAACAATACTGGCGTTCCCACGAATGGTTTCCAAGGGTCCGGTCAAGGCTCTGATCCAATGTCAGGCGCTCATGGGTGGCCCGGCGACGGCGCTGCGCAATACCAGTTGCGTCTTGGTGATGTCCTGACTTCACACCCCTATACGTCGAACTTTGGTGGTGCTGGCGGACGGCCCTATGCCAACGCTCTTGTCGGGATGATGTTTCGAGGCGATCAAGTTGCAACTCAACTTGAAAATTGGAGCCAAGAGAATCTTGGCTGGATTGGACAGGTGGCTTGGCTTGGCCCATCTCCGATCAACGGTGCAACGCCTTTGTTTGAAGTTCCGGTCTTCTACAATGACGCTGCGCAGTCGCGGATGATCTCCATGGGCTCTTACCCGAACTACCGTCATTGTTCGATGCTGGGGCGAGTAGAGGCTGAAGAGATCACCTTTGGTTCGGACAACTGGATTGTGTTTCCGATGAAACGCGCTCTTCCTTGGAACCCCGAACCCTTCACCGCGAAGACTCTTACGTCTGCGCAATATGGACATGCTTTTAAGGTTGTCACCTAATGTTCCTCCAGAACGATGTCGTTTACGGTCGCGGCACAGTCACGTCGCCGCACGGTACGCCCGTTCTGGACGCGCCGTCCGTTGGCGTGGATATGGATGGCCTTGGAATCTATACCAAAGGCACACAAGCTGGCGGATCGCATTCAGCTAAAGCCTCACAAGCTGGCGCTCTATATGCTGGCTTCTTTGGTGACTACTTCAATAAGGTCTATATCGTTCCCGGTGTTCTGTCGCTGATCGATCCTATATTGGGTACGCCTGTCCCATTCAATTTCTGGAATACAAACTTCAATGATGGGACTGTAACGGGCGTTACTGGAGAAAACTCTGTCGGTTTGACCATCAATGCAAACTACCCTCTTACCATTGGTGGTCTGAAGCTCACGCCTGCGGCAATCACCGTGGACGATTCGGCTCCCGATTCTGAGGAAGCGATCTTCACCTTTGGGCTCGGCGGCGGTCTTACCACAAAGTGGACTGTTGAACTTCTCCGCACGAACCTACTGAACATCGCTGTTGAAGCGCCGCTAATCGAGACGCTGAAGTGGAAGACCGATGTTCTCGGCTCAAAGGAAGGGCAGGAACAACGGATCGGACTTGCTCAGTTCGTCCGCGTTGAACAGACGCTCAAGTATGTCATCACGGATGATGCCGATCAGAAAAACATCTTCGAACAATTCTTCGCCCTATCCAATGGGAGCTTCAGCTTGCCGTTGTGGATGGAACAAACCCGGCTGGAGGGTAACGTCACCGCCGGGACTGCAACGGTCCTGATCGACGTGACAAAGTTCGATCTTCAAGTGGGAGATCAAATCCTCTTGAGCAAGTCCGACGAAAGCGTCCAAGAATCGGTGAAGGTTGACTTCATCAATCCTGACAATGTGACTGTCACACTTCTGTCCGTACTGGCGAACGATTGGACCACCGACGATCTGATCTTCCGTGTCACCACCGCTCTGTTGCCTGCCAAGCCTGAGATTGACCGTGGCAACTATGGCTATCTGGAGATCAGCGCCGTCGCTCGCATCCAAGAGTTCCGTACACTGTTCAGCGCCAACGCTGCGCCGGTCGAACTCGTTAAGGCCACGGTGGTTCAAGATCGTGTCCTATCGACGACGGTCTATACCCTGTCTGGCATTCCGATACTTCATGCTCGACCGATTGTGGATGAGAAGGTGAAAGAGACCTTTGATTGGGACATCGAAGTGATTGACTTCGACATTGGTGCTTTTGAGTATTTCACCGACCGCCAACTGTCATCTCCTTCCTATGATCGCAAGTTCTACATTAAGAACCTAACGCAGAAGTTCTATTGGAATTGGGTACTCGAATGGATGCACGGCCAACGTCGTCCTGTGTGGCTTCCTACATGGGTAAATGACCTTGGACCCGACGTTGTGACTATCGGTGGTGCGACGATCACCACCAATTCGGAGAAGTTCTTCACCTACTATGGAGCGCAAGGTCTCCAATCCGTACAGGGCATGTGGTTCACTCATCCGAACGGATGGTTCGCCCGGCGGATCACCGCTATCTCTCGGGACGGCTTAGGCCATACCCTGATCCAACTAGATGAGGCCGTTCCCGACGATTTTCCGGTTTCTGGCCCCTATGAGCTTGGATTACTGATCTTGGCAAGGCAAGCTGTTGATGAGGTTACGCGGGAGTGGCATCCGCTCTATTCGTTCCTTTCAACATCGTTCATCGGAACGAAGTCAACGCCAGAGATCACATGACTACCTTTGAGCAAGATGACACCGGCTTAGACTCCAGCAATCCCATCGAACTCTACAGGTTCTATGGGATTGATGGTTCGTACACATACACGTCCGGCAATCGCCAGATGAGTTATGCTGCGCCGTCCTCGGAAAGCACTGAGGTCTATAAGCCGATCCCCATGTCCAGATCGGAAGTCGTCTTGGGCGATGTCACTGAGAAGAATCAACTGACGATCACCATCCCGAAGAACCTGTCATTGGTGAACGACTATGTGTTTGACATCTCACCGTGCGACGATCTGCTATTGGAGATTTACCGTCTTAATGGTTCGACCGGCGCAATCCAACTGATCTTCTATGGTATCGTCGCCAGCTTCAACGTCCAAGATAACAAGGTCACTGTCGTCTGTCCGTCCACCTTCACGAACTATCTACAAACGGACTTCCCGAACATCTATTATCAGTCGGCGTGTAACCACGTCCTCTATGACAATGGCTGCACCGTAAATCGAGCGGACTTCCTTGTGCTGGCGAACATCATGACGGTGAGCGCCGATGGCTTGACGATCACCTTTGAAGAGACTTCTGGACCGATCTCCGGTTACGGTTCTCTGAGTAACACCGTCAAGACGTTGACTTACGGTGGGATCACATATGACTACTCGGATACTGAAGAGTGGGATACCTATCTTGCCAACTATCCCGATGTCGTCGAAGCCGCCATCAAAGCCATTGCCGCTGATACTGTTCACTTCCCTACACAGGAAGCCTATGCCGCTTGGCATTGGCTGAAGTTCGGTCGCTATGAAGGTCGGATCGCGCCTGTCCCGACTCTGTTCAACTCCGAATTGCCGGATGCTTGGCTGACGCCGGGTGAGATCGTGATCGGAAGTGAGCGCCGGTTGATCCTCCAGCAAGTGGGGACTTCTATCATGCTCAACTATCCTTTCCGCGCCATCAATGTAGGTGACGCTGTGGAGATGGCGGCGGGTTGCCTTCACACGTCGGACGCTTGTCGTGAGAAGTTCAACAATGGTGATAACTTCCTTGGATTTGAGTTCATCCCCTATATCAACCCGTTCCTTGTAGGGGTGCAATAGATGTTCGCGCTATTCCTTATCACCATATTCTTCTCTGTCTTGACGAGTTTGCTTGCGCCGACGCAAAAGGCTCAACGTGGCAATCTGAAGGACTTCAGCTTTCCTCAAGTGCAGGACGGTGATCCTATTGCCTATGCAGTCGGTCGCGTAAAGATCGCCGGTACTGGCCTGACGTGGTATGGTGATTTCCAAACTAAGGCGATTAAGAAGTCCACCGGCCTCTTCACGACTTCGACCGTGGGCTATAAGTATTATCTCGGATGGCAGTTGGTTATCGCCATTGGTCCGAACGTCATGCTTCGGAACCTGTGGTTCGGAACGCCGCAAGGCCAGACGAATACCGCTAACGGTTTCGAAGATGACACCTACATCGAAGAGAACAACCCGAACTTCACCAATGCCAATGATACGAAGATTCCTGTCCCTGTATGGGGTGTGGGGATTGCTTCTTATCCCGGCGGCCCGATCATCACTGAACCGACCGGGACTGCGATCTTGGACGTTTCCAATGTCAAGGCGTTCGGCGGTGATAACGGCGGCGGTGGTTTTGATCTGTCTGTAGAGTTCTATGGTGGTGAGAACTCACAAACCTCCAGCGTCTATCTCCAAAGCCAAGTCAATCAAGCTTTCGTTCCACCTTATCGCGGCGTCTCCCATCTGATCTGTCATGGCTACATCGGCAACAGCGCCAGCCTCCAAAACATGACGGTTGAGATCGACCGTATCTATGATCCGCTAGAGCTTGGCTCCCAAGCTATCATTGGTCAAGAGGGTGACGCCAATCCGGCCAACGTGATCTATGAGCTTCTGACGAACAACTTTGGTGCGGCCTCTATTCCGCTCCCTCGGATGAACTCGGCGTCATTTGTCACCGCTGGCGGCATCCTGTGGACTGAAGACGAAGGTATTTCCATCGCTTTTGGATCGTCTCCCACGGCGGTCTCCAATGTGCTGAAGGACATTCTGCGCCAGATCGACGCCACGTTGTACGAAGACCCGACCGATGGTCAAATCTATCTGAAGCTGATCCGTGCCGACTACGTTCTCGCTGATCTTCCTGTTATCGATCAGACGAACATCTTGTCCGTCCAGAGCTTCACCACGAATATGTGGTCCGATACGAAGAACCGCATTCGGGTGTCCTATGAGGACCGCTCGAAATACTATGATGATCGTGTCGCCGTTGGTGAAGACATGGCGAACGTGGCCTTCCAAGGTGGACAGGTCAAAGCGATCACTGTTCAGCATCCTTATATCAAGCGGGCTGAACATGCGAACCGCAAGGTCGCTCAAGAGATGGCGATCTATACCACGCCGCTGTCAAAGCTTACCGTCACAACGCAGCGGTTCACGACTTCGCTTCGCCCCGGCTCCGTCATTAACATGGTCTATCCGGCGTACAAGATCGCCTCGATTGCCTATCGTGTGACGAAGGTCTCCATGGGTGATCTGACGAACAACCGTCTGTCACTGGAGCTTGTCCAAGATAAGTTCGCCACAGTGCAGTTCGTGTTCGCTGCGCCTGTGAACTTCTGGCAAAAGCCCAATACCTCTGCGGTTAACATCGTGACCTATAATGCTGAAGAAGCTCCCCGGTTCTTCAACGCACTTCAGCCTACTATTGTGAATGTTGATAACTCGCGCCTTTTCGTTCAGCCGATCCAGCCGAACATTGCGCAGAGCGGCTATAACATTTGGGCTAAGATCACAACTGAGACGGACTATGCTCAGATTGACTATGAACAGAGCTACGCCACACTTGGGACGCTCCAGAACAACCTTGCTATGGAGCTTCTGTCCACCGTCACGCTCGCGTCGATCAGCGACATCGATTCTTTGGCCGTCGCCAATCAGGCGCAGATCAGTTCCGGCCTGAATCTGATCCAGATCGACGATGAGATCATGGCCTATGAGAGCTATGTCCTCGCCGCCGGGCTCTACACCCTAGAGAACGTCCACAGGGGCTTGCTGGACACCGTACCGGCCACTCACGCCGCCAGCGCCAACGTGGTCTTCCTGACGCCCGACACGGTGGGTACGCGCGAGTTCGCCGGGACTGAGGCCGTGGACGTTCTCATGGGCTCCTACAGCTTCAGTGACGAACAGACTCAGGACGAAGCGACTCACGTTGGCGTCCAACTCATGCAGCGCCCACAACGGCCATATCCTCCAGCGGACGTGATGATCGACGGGGTTCTATATAACCCGAACGTGGATAACACGTCCGGCTGCACAGTCACGTTCAAACGCCGGTCTAGGTTGAACCTTGGCGTGCTTTATCAGACGGACGCCGATGAAGCCCCCGAAGCCGGGACGACGTACATTGCTCGCGTCGGCATCCCCGGTCATACGGTTGACCATGCACTCGGAACGGCGGACACCGGCACGTTCACCTTCGACTTGGCCGGTTCCAATGTGGTTCAGATCATCGCGGTTCTGGACGGGCTCGAATCTCAGCCGGTTCAATGGGACACGACTGTCGCTCATGCGGCGGGTGTCTCCGTTGGTGTGGCGCTTGCCGCTGCGGCGACGACGGTTGCGATCACACCGGAAGAACTCCTATCCCATGACGCCGGGCTGGCGACCGCGACGACTTCGCCCATAGTTGCCATCGCCACCATCGCGGGTGCTGTTGCGACCGGCGACCTTGGAACGCCTGCCACGACTGTTGCGATCACCCCGACGACTACCGGCGGTGGGGGTGTCATTGAAACGACGCCTCATAGGTATTGGGGTATCCGTTTGAACACTCCGCAAACGAGTGGGACGAACTTCGCCTTTGGTGAACTGGAGATGTACGAACACGATCTCTCTAGTGGAAATGCTGCACTCGGTATCACCGCATTCGCTGATGGCTCTTCCTTCACTGGAGCCGATCAAGGCTTGACGCATGTGTTTGACGGTAAAGTTGGTGCAAACGTCGGCAATGTCGGGATAGGGTCTTCGGCGGCTGGTTACAAAGTATGGGGCGACTTTGTTACTCCCATTGCTATTGACTGTATTCGACTTGCATGTGTCGAAAGCCAGTACGCAATATCTATGCCTTCAGACTTCGATGTCATCTCTTCAGATGATGCCATGACGTGGAATACTGAATGGTCTGCAACCCCGGCAACTTGGGGTGAGCCTGCGTTCGAATATCGGGCCTTCATGCGTCCCGGCAAATCACTTGCCTACAGCGGCTCGCCGTGGGGCGCACATGCCTATTGGCGGATGGTTATGGTGGATAGCCAAGACACGTCAGGGTGGGGTGCTGCGGAGATTTCCATGCGCGCAACGGCGGGTGGATCAAACCAATGCACCGGGGGAACGGCGACCACGAACAACGCCTATGCCACGCCAACGTATGATGCGCCCATGGCCTTTGACGGAAACCCTGCAACGCTATGGGGCTCAAATGGTCATGGAGAAGTTGGGGATGAGGGCTTTGGTGGCGGCGGGGGCCAAGTGTGGATTCAATATGAGTTCGCTGCACCTGTCTCTGTCGGGGAGATTGCGATCACCGCCCGCAATGATAGCTTCTTCGGTCAATCCCCTTATACCTTCCTTGTGGAATACTCGGACGATGGGACACTGTTCAAAGAGGCTTGGACTGCATACGCCGGTTCCCTGACGCCGTATAGCTCGGGAAGCACTGTCGTCTTTACCGATCCAAACTTGATCTCTGACTCGCTCACGGCGCTTTCCGATGGTGAAGGTGGTCTCTTGGACGATGGTACGGGTCAAAGCCTTGAGAGCCTTTTGGATGAATCAACGGTACTTGTTCCGCTTGGTCCGCGTGTCTTGACTTCGGCTATTGTCCCGGAAGTGACGATCTCCGGTGAACCGACGTTTGAAGGTGTTCTCGACGGACGTACAGATGTTGCAGCGGCGTATGGCTTCCGTCGTATGGCGACAAGTTATACTGGCCCTCTGATTAAGATCAGAAACCAAGACACACTTTCTAGTATGGACATCGGTTATATCGACAATGGCGAACTCGATCAGGCTACTATGCTTGCATTCCTTGGCTCGGCAAATGGTACGATCTCCACTTGGTACGATCAATCCGGCAACGGACGGGATATAGGCGGCGGTCTTCCTTCTCTCGTAAGTAGCGGCACGGTTGATAGTGTGAATGGCTACCCTGCGGCGGCCTTCAACGCTACACCGCAATCGAACTCGGGGTGGCAACTTACAGACTCCGCCTTCTCAGCTATCATTGCGGGTCAAAGGACTAGCGGTGGATATAATGCGTTTGTATCTCAGTCGATCTCCAGCCATTCGTTGTCTTTAGGTATCGATCCTTCAGGCAAATTGGATATGATGCGTAATGGCGTTTCAGACGTTAATGGACAATCGACTTCGGATGACTTCTGTATTGTGTCTTGGGTTGGATCGGCTGGAATGTCGGCCTTCGTTCCGTTCAATGTCACAGGGTACTTGAATAGTGATGGTGGAACTTCCTTCACCTTGACTTATGGTGAAAGCCTCCTGAATGGCGTCTCTATTGGTGGTGCGTATGCCGGTGGTGATACAGTCACAGGGATCATCGCTGAAGTCGTTCTACTGAATGACGCGATTGCTGACGTGTATCGCGAAAACATTGAAAGCAACATGAAGACCCGGTTTGGTGTCTCTTAAAAGGATAGACTGCTATGTCCACGAAGATGAGCGATATTGTTACGGCGGGACACTTGGCCGCTCCCATTGCGAAGGACGATAAGATTTATGTGGTTCAAGCCGGAACGGGTGACATCGTTCTCGCCGGAACGGCTCTTCAGCTTCGCGCCTTTACATCTCGTTTTCAGCCTCCCAAGGCGGCTGACTTCGGGACGCTTGTAGGGACGGTGCATCCCACTCTGACGGATGACGATGACGTTGGATTGATGGTGAACTGTGGCGCTGTAGCGACGGGAGATGCCAATAGATTCGCTTACAAGGCTCTTCCGGGTGGAGACTTTGATGTAAGCATTCACATGAATGCTACGCTGACTTTAACATCATTCAATGCCATGGGTTTGATGTTGCTGGAATCGGCTACAAATAAGTTGATGATAGTTGGTTCTGAATGGGGCTCCGCCGCTGCAAACTATCGTGTCGGACGATTGACTTCACCAACTGGCTTCGTCAGCAATCCCGCTGATCCGGGTCAAGGTGGAACGGGATTTGAATGGTTCCGTATCCAGCAAACGGGATCGACGTTGAACTTCTATATGTCGAAGGACGGCAAAAGCTGGCTTCTGATATACACTGAAGCTCTGACGGCCTTCTTCACGACTGCGCCGGATAGCATTGGTCTCGGGTTCTCCATCAATATGTCGAGTGGTGCTAATCCTCAGTTTTCGGTGGATTACTGGAATCAAGACTTCTAAATGGTGCGGCGGGGAGTCGCGCTATAGACGCACGCCGCCCCGCCCTCTAGCATTCAATCGCTTCACAGGGGATAACCGCATCATGGACTCACAGACCATAGTACGCGATACGCCGCCGGTCTCCAGCGTCACCACGACAACGGGGAGTAACACGGACGGGTGGAAGTATCGTCGCCGTTTTATGTTCGCGATCACCGTCTTCGATATGGCGGTTGTCATCGTCGGACTTCTCTTCGCGAAGCAAGAGAGCGTTGCGCAGATCGGCGTCATAATGGCCTTTGGGTCATTGACCGCGATCTTCGGGTTCTACGTTGCCGGTGCGGTATGGGATGACCATTCGATTCGAACGACGCAGATGCAGGGGTTGTCCATGCTTCGCGGCGGCCCGCCCCCCGGAGATGGCAAAGATGACGGACACGATGGCCCCTAGAAAGGCCCCATTCCTCTTCCGCATGGAAGTCCTGATCGTTTTGCTGGCGTTCATGTTCCTTGGCGGCACAGTGATCTATGCGGTGTACGTCATCACGACGCACCAAACGGAACATCTGGATCGCGAGCGAGCGGAACGACTGAAGAAGCACGACGCCGAACAGAACGTACACAATAAGCTTGTGGAGAAAGACCTACAGGCTATCCTCAAACATGAAGGCATCACCGATGTTGAAGTTCCTATCGTGGTTCACGCCGGGCGGCGCGGCTCTTAACGTCCTCGGCGTCATCTTCAAGCCAGCGAACGTCATCATCTGGCTTCCATTGGTCTTCTTGGCCGGTTCGCTTGGGTTCGCCGGTTGGAAGGTGGATCAGTTCATCGTTGCAGACAAGGCCGCTAAGGCGCAAGTTGTGGCGCTCGGCGGACAGGTCAAGCAACTGACTACCAGCGTCCAGACCGAACGCGATTCGGAGGTTCTTATCACAAAGAACCTTCAGAGCTATGTGAAGGAAGTCCAACTCTATTCGTCACAGCAATCGCAATTCCAGCAACAGATCAAAGGTCTTCGGGTGAAGCTCGCCCCGGCCAAGATCATCAAAGAGGCTCAGACCAATGCTCCACAAGCTTCCGCCGATGCTACTAGCAACTATGCTGATCTGCTCGGCATGTTCGACTCTACAACCGGCTCCGGTTCAAGTCCTGCAAACGCAGTACCTACCGGCAAAACAACCGTTACCACTACCACAACCCATAAGGACACAACCCGTACAGTGGCAAGTCCTCAAAAAGGGAACACCGGCCCCTGACGACATTTACACGTTGTCCGCCAGCGCCTATACAGCGTTGACGAACAACGAAACGGACTTTCTACGGTGGATCAAAGAAGCAGTCGTGCAGTTAGCGTATTATACGGAGCCACCGAAACCCGATGCCACCGCCGGAACTACACCAAAGCGATGACATTGACGCGATTGTAGCGGCGTCTGTTCGTCAGACGTTGCTACAGATCGGCCTTGTCACTACGTCCGACGCCGACATGCGCGAGACACAGAAGGACTTTGCCTATTTGCGTGATCTGCGGATCGGCTCTTCGGCGATGAAGTCCAAAGGCGTCCTCGCGGTGATTGGGATCATCGTCACAGCGTTAGCAACCTTGATCTGGCTTGGATTGAATGCTCTATTCCATGCAGGCGGAACGCCGCCTGTCTTGCCTCATTAAGGATTGAAGACCATGCCCCTGTCCCTCGCCGTCGCCTACGCCCCCGGTATCGTGAAAGCGGTCATAGGGGCGCACGACTCCGAAGAGACGGAGGGCATGTTCCTCAAGCAAGAATCGAATCTAACGCCAGATCAAGCGCGGAAGTGGGCCGGGCTTTTGCTAGAAGCTGCGGATCAAGCCGAAGGGTCTCAGCAACCCAAGCTCGCGCTCCATGGGGGTTCCGAAGAACTGCATAGAGTTCGGAGCGACCCATAGGGGTTATCGGCACAGTCTTATATGAGAGTTCTCTGAGAAACGCGGTCTTGGCCGTGCCGATCCTCTCCATCGCCATCGCGAGCGCACCGGGGATCATATAGATTTCCGTGAACCCTTGGATCATGATCCAAGACGTTCCACCTACTTCCCAACGCTTAGCCGCCCACTCGCGTTGCCCGACTTGGAACTTGAGCCTACCACCTTCGTTCGGTTTGCCGATGTAGGTCCGGTCCCGTAGAACTTTGAGTTCGATATGGAAGTGATGCTCAAATAGTTGGCCTTCAACGTCCGGCGTGCTAAGCGCGACGACATTCTCGACTCTCTCCATGTGAAGGCCAGCCATCGGGAGCTTGCCTTTGAACCACTTCCACAGCGCCGATTCATTTGCCATTGGGTGCGACCTTCGCTCCTAGTTTGATGGTCTCTTTCGATGAAGAGACCGGCGCTCTGTCGTCCGTACCCATAGGCCCGTCGTATGGCGCGAGATAGACCCCATGGCCGGGTTTGGCGGAGGTCTCTTTGACGATCACCGTGTGGCCGCGCACAGGCTGGCGCATGGCCTCCCTGATCTCTGCGACCGTCCGGCCCATCTAGGCGATCTCCGGGGCTCTGGCGAGGGCTGCGATGGCCTCCGCCTTGGCTTGGGGCGTGCAGCCGGTCCACGGCTCCAGAGGACGCCCCGGAGCGGGTCTGGCGCGATCTGGCGGCACTTGGAAGGCCACGTCATAGATGAAGCCGTACAGCGCCTTGGTGGTGACGCCGCCACGCTCGAAATCGTTGTCCAGCGCGAAGTCCGGCACGACGGTTTCAACGGCGTGATCGGAGGCGACTCGCGGCTCCCGACCCGGCACGATCAGCTTGAACACCTTGCCGCCGAGTTCGTGGATCGCTTCGACTTCGTTGGGATAGCGGACATCATCCACGATCACGAACTTCATCTTCAGCGCCTTCAGCCCGAAGTGTCCGACCCAAAACTGAGGGTGCATGGTCTCGCGGCCCCAAAGCCCTCCCAAGGTCTCCATCGCAAAGCGTGGTGAGCGACCCATGAGAAGGTCATGCGGTTGTTCCTTCTTCACTGGATCGCGAAGGGTTTCCTCCGGGATGCCAAGCGCCATGACCATAGCTCTGATTGGGTCTGCGAAGCTCGCCCGCTTGAAGCCGTGGTTCTGGAGAAACCAATCTGAGACCGTTGTCTTACCCGATCCGACGAAGCCGCTGATTCCGATGATGACCATGTGATTCCCTGTGAGTTAGAATGGTAGCGCGATCTCAACCTCTGAGTAGGTGTTCGCCCGGCGATCCCACTTGAGCATCTTGAGCTTGTCGTCGGGCGATAGCCGATTGGCCGCCGCCAGAACAGCTTGCGCGCACAGGATAGCATCACCGGACGGCAATATGAAGTCGTCCTTTGTGAAGTCCGCCAGCTTCTTCTCCAAAAGCTTTTCGACGTTCCCACCCCAATCCTGTTCGACGATGTTCCACGTCGGGATCAGAACAAAGATGGGTCCGAACACCACAGCGGAATCGTAGTTATGGACGGTCATCGCCCCACTATCACGATCCTTACGCATGTGCTGTTGAACGATGAATACTCTGGACATACTAACCGTCGCCAATCTCTCGTAAAAGCTCTTGAAGACCTGTTCTGCTAATGCGTTCGGAAACGTCTTCTTTGTTGCCTAACAGGTTTAGAATGTAGTCGTCATTCGCATTGTTAGCTATGATGTCGATCAGGTCAACGGCCTTCTTTCCTAAAGCTGTGGCCCGGTCGCTCGCCTGATTGCGCTGGATCAGCGAAGGCGTATGCGAACTCCAGATCAGCGTCCCGGCAACGGACATATCAACGCCAGCGCCGCCGGACTGCGGTTGGCCGATTATACCGGCGACTTCTGGATCATCCCTCAGATCGCGGAGGTTTTGGAATTTGATCTTCTGAGAAACGCCGCCGTACATCTGGAGCATACGACGGCCAAAGCCTTCTTCGACCAAGAGTTCTTCCAACATCTCAGTCATCTTCACGATGTCATACTTGAACCGACACCATATGATGAACTTGCTATCGGAGTTCATCGCCTCATGGATCGTCAGGAGGAATCGTGGGTTATCCTTGGGCTTGACTAGCTCATGCAGAACCTTGTTCTCATCCACTAGGAAGCCGGAACTGATCTGTTGAAACTTCAGCATGAGAGTACCGCCGTCCAAGGCTCGCCCTCCCATCACAGGTTCCTTCTTCAGCGCACGCCAGACCTTGATCTGATTATCGGTCATCTCGAAACGACGCTGCGTATCGATGGGCTTCAGAAGTCCAGCGTCCTCGCGCGTCACTACAGAGGCGTACTTCGCAATCGCCGTCTTGAGTTCTTCTTCGTTCTTCGGTCCAAGGAACTTCTGATATTTCCGATTGTTCTTTGTGGTCTTCGTCTCCCATATGCCGAAGTGATTCTTGAACGTCTCAGACGTGTCAAACCCTAGCGCGCCTTCCTCCAGTATTTCGAACTGTGAGTAAGCCTGCATCGGCGACTCATCAATCGCCGTCCCTGATAGGATGCGTCTGAAGTTCGACGCATTACGAATGGCCTTTGTTGCGCCGGTTCTAGCAGAACCCGGTGCGCCGTATTGATGGCTTTCATCCGCGACTAAGAAGACCTTCCCCTTGTGATACTTGAGAAAAGTCTTCAGAAAGGCGCGACACACCTTAGACGCCAACGACTCACTGTTGACGGACAGGATCATGAGCTTATCGCGACCGCGACACACCCGCTCAAACTGCGCCATGTACGCCTTTTGCTTGGTGCGAGCGCGGTTGGCATTCCAAATCATCCCTTCCCATGGGACTTGATCTGGCATGTGCCGGGGGATTTCCTCCAGTATCCAGTTTTGGTGTGCGATGTTCGGCGCGAGGATGACGACGGCGGTGATCCGTCCGACGTGATAGTTGAAGGCGAAGGTATCGATGACCGCCTTGGACTTACCCGAACGCATTGACCACAGTAGAGCGCGAGCCGCGACGGACCTGTATTTGAAGAACTCCGTCCGCTGTGTGCTACGCGGCGGCGTCTTGAAGGTGAGTGGCCCAATAGGTTTGCGGGGCTTCGCGGCTGGCCTTTGCACTACTTACGATACCGGAGCATGGCTGCGCCTTCGGCGGCGATGGGGAAGCCTCTGCCCCAATTCGGAAGGTGACACATGAGATCGCATAGAAGCTGCGCAGCGGCTTTGCTTCCACCTAATGCTTCGACGCGGACGATCTCCAGCGCCGTGACTAGCTCATCGTGGACGGTAAGTAGAAGCTCGAATTGACCATGACGCTTTACGACCCGCATAGCGTGCGCCATAAGATCGCGACACAAAGCCTGTACGATGTTCTCGACTAGCTTTCCCCCGTAGGTGTAGCTCCGATCCCACTTCTTCGTGAAGCTGTTGATCTCCATGTACGAGATCGCCAGCTTCCTCGACTTCGTGTATGTGACCTTGCCTGTCACTTCGTCCACGTCTTCCCATACGCGCTCCGTCCATTCCAGCTTGGGATAGGGATAGGGGATCAGCCTGCCCGAAGGCAACTGGCAAAACAGGAAGCGCCCGGCGCGCTTATAGGCAATGTGCGAATTGACGCGGACTACCGATCCGGGGTTCTGCATCGCCTCGATAGCTGCGCCCTCACAGGCGTACCAAAAGGCTTTGACCGGCGCATGACGCTCACGATAGCCAAGGATGCCTTTCTTGGCCGTGTCTAGGTCAATGATGATCTTCGATTGAGCGCAGTAGTCAATGAACTTCGGAGGGCCTAGCTGATACCCTGCGCCCAAGATGATTTGCTTGCCGAACTGGCGTTCATCGGCCCAACGGATAGACGGGGCTTTGTTCTTCTTATCTTCATCGAACTCGCGTTTGATCGTCGCGTAGTCGAGATTGTTTACGAAGGCCGCCATCTCCAGATAGGAGTCGATGCCCTGATTGAATAGCTCTACGCCGTCGTGGTGATCGCAGACCCAAAACAGACCGCGTGCTTCCACGGATGAATAGTCGGCGGTGACAAGCATCTTATCTTTGCCGGGCAGGATCGCACCACGCAACGCGCCAGAGAAGACGCTGTAGAGATCGTCATACTCTTCTTCTAGTTCCTCTGCGTCCAAGTTCATAAGAGCAAAGACGGTATCGTCCATGTTCTTAATCTTGCCACGCGGAAGGTTCTGCGGCTGGATGCCTACTCCCGCCCACCGGGACGTGCGAGATGCACCGGCATACATGAGAACGTCTCTACACCGCCCGTCGTCAGACGCACGGTATCGAATGGTCTTATATTTTGCTGTTGATGCGCGACCAGCCATACGCACACGACTAACAACGCCGTGTATATGGTCTGGAAGGAAATCATCTTCCAAGAGCGCGTCGAGAGTAGCAGCCTGCGTATTGGGAAGTTCAAAGCCATTTTCTAGCATCCATTCTTTGAGTTGATTTCGCGCTGTGACTTTCGGGACTTTCCCGTCAGTTAGACGCTGTATCTCTTCTTCATACTTCCCCCGAAGGTATGCCAAGGTCTCCATTGCCTTATCGACAAGTTCAAGGTCGATAGGGATGCCGCGTTCGTTGATCTCCTGATCGATCAGCCAAATCTCTTGCTCGACCGGCGATAGATCAGGGAGGGATTGACTGAACCGCTCTTCAGCGAGAACGTCCTTCCGGCAATAGACGATCAGACGCTTGATAGATGTCGCGTCTTGAACCCATCGCTCGGGTTGCTTCTTCGTCGCCTTCTTCGGACGACACATGGTCATCATGAGCTTGTGACCTTCCTTGTCCTTCTGGACAGGGAGGTTCATGATCTCACAGCACTTCTCCAGACCACGCGGGAGACTGTACGATGCAGCCTTGGCCGCCGAACATCTCCATTGCACGTCTGGAATGTCGGGCCAGAACTCAGGGACTAGCTTGCTGCGCCAGACGGCGCGTTCGAACATGGCATTGTGGGCTTCAACGACTCCGCCATCTTCGATCCACTTGCATAGATCGGCTGGCGGCGGCATCCGTGGGACGCCACAGATGTCCGCGATCCAATCGGGAACCCACACCGCTGTCTTGCCCTCGGGCCAGAAGGGCAGGCGGTAGCAGAGGCACATGACCTGTGTGGAGTCGTCCGACGCATAGCGCCAAGCGCCGGACTTCTTTAGATCGATCCGCGACCTTGTTTCGAAGTCGATAGTGGCGCGTTGAAGACGTGTTTTTGCTGGAGGCTTCGGCTTGCGAACCTCTACTCCGGGACCGCCAATGGTTCCGAGATCAAAAGCCATTACTTATCAGACGGAGCGATCATCTCAAGCGCGGCTTCATAGAGTTCGATCAGCGCCTCTTCTTCCTGACGCTTGGCCTTGTCTTGCTTCCGGCGCGCGATGACCTTGCGCATGATCTTCACGTCAAAGCCTTCACCCTTGGCTTCAAGGAAGACTTCCTTCTTATCGGTCTTCACCGCATCTTCGTCTTCCTGAAGACGCTCGATACGCTCGACGAAGGACTTCATCCGCGTCTGCGCCGTGGTGGACATCATATCCAGCGCCACGCCTACTTCATCGCCGTTGAATGACTCTAGGCCATTGCCGAAGTCAATGTCGCCGTCTTCGGCTTCCAAATCGAAATCACCGGCCATGTTAGTACGCCTCACCTTGATTGGGATCGGTGATGTCGAGATAATCTCTCCAATACACCCACTTCCATTGCATCGTCGGATTGTTGACCCGGCTTACGATGACTTCGCCGGTATCGTCTTGATAGTTCGCGGGTGGACACCAAAAGCCCCAATCCCGCTCGCGCTCGCCACGGAAGATCAGGGTGAGGACCGTCCGGGTATGCAGCCGCGTGATCCTGTGAGCGTGCTGTGGCCGCCTCGCACGGTAGCTGAGCCACCGGAGGGTGTCAGGGATCAGGAGGCCGCTAGGCGGGTTCTCCAGCCCATTGTTCGTCTGCGCCACAAGCGACTCCTGCGGCTCATGGGACACTTCATCGTACCCACCGTAAAGGATCAGCGTGCGAAAGCTCCACGGATGATCGTGGAAGACGCGATCAGCGTCCGGTCGATAGAATTTGTGGAGATAGATGCGGAGCTTGAAAGGCCACCACTTCCACGGCGTCAGGTGCGTCCGTACAAGATAGGGTTGGCCGTTTGTGTCGATCCATTCGACGTACATGCCAAGCGGTAATTGCTTAGTACGGATACCCATGTGAACCTCTGTGAAGGGAAGGTGGAACCCGGCCTAGACCGGGTTCCTTTAGCCTCAGACTAGAACTGAACGTCGTCATCTCCGAAGGCGTCACCGCCCGCGTCGTCGCCGAAGCTGATCTCGTCTTCGCCCAAGTCGGTGAAGTCGTTCTCCGCGTCCGGCCCTTGATTGCCGAACTTCTCGCCGTCACCGATGAAGATGAGGTTGTGCAGATTGACCGCAACGCCCTTGGACTTATTGTCGAAGCTCCAGAACGACACGGAAGCTCGGGCGTAGCAGCCCGCGTAGAACTTGCTCCAGTCGATCTTGGTCTTCGCGCCGCCGATCATCTGGATCATGCCGGGCGGGGTTTTGTTCCCCATCCGAATGAACGTGACGCCTGCGCCGTAGCCGTCTTTGTCCGGCTTCTCCATGCCGTCGCGGAACGGCATCTTGTACGCCGGAAGAATCTTCCGGTCGGCCCCGAACGCTTTGTCGCCGAACTTCTCCCGGAGGGAGGCCACGGCGGCTTGACGCATCTTCTTCCACCGCTCCGCATCTTGCGGTGTGAAAGACGTAGCCGTGAAGAGGCCGGTCACGCCATACTTGGGATCGCTGGCGGAACCTTCCATCTTGGACGGCTTATCGAGGTTGGGATAGGACGTTCGGAAGATCGGAGTGGTGATCGTGACCTGAACGGCTTTCTCGGCTGCATCAGCCATGAGGGTAGTCCTTTCTAACGTGTTAGCGTTTGAGCGTTTTAATGGCCCCATGAGGGAGCCGGGATCGACGCTACCGGACTCTGCGCACGTTGGCAATAGCGCGTTCGATATTGGTGAGATTCGGAATGCGCTTGCGTTGGAAGACTTCACGCCAGAACGGAGGGACTTTTGTGTGGTCTCCAGAAGAACGGGCATAGATCAGTTGGGTAGCGGTCTGGCGCACGATTACTGCATCCATTCCAGCGATGTCGCAGATGTCCCTATACTCGTCTTGGGCTTCTATGAACCAAGCGCGAGCTTCATTTACACAACGGCGATGTTCTTCTTTGTCGTGCGGTAAGTTGGTGAAGCCGAGGGCATCGCAGAGCGCCCGGTATATGACTTGCTGACAAACCGGACGCCACTCTTCAACGATGTCCATGGTTAACGGACATAGCAGGGAGTTCGGGGTTAGAGAATATCCCATTCGTCGGCGTCGGGTGCGGCGAGTAGCAGCGGTTCCCCGTCGTCCACGACACTGAAGTCCGCGTCGATAATGCCAAGCTCTTCGTCGCCCAAGTCACTGAACGGATTGATCTCGATTGCAGGACGCGCGTCGGTGATCGGAACTAGGGTGAGCTTACCTTCCGGGTGGAAGGACAGTTGGGCCACAAGGTCTTTACCGATCTCGGGTATCTTCTCCAGTTGAGCCGGTGTCTTGCACTTCGGCTCTTTGAAGATGTCCTTATCTGGAATACCCATGTTGCGCAGACGCTTGATCGTGTCCGCTTCATTCTTCAGCTTTCGATTAGACCGCTTGCGGACGATCTTCTGGCCTTCGATGGCATAGCCGTTTTCAGCCTCATGCTGAGCGTAGGCTTGAACGTCGCGGATCATGGCGTCCAGCACAGGTGCGAGACGGAGGATGGTGAGCATCCGCTGGCGATCTCCGATGACGCTGGCGACCATCTTCTTCGATAGGTTCTCACCGGCTTCTGATAGCACTTGCTTGACACCTTTCTGAATGACGAACTCTTCGTCGCCTAAGTCTGTGAAGTCCTGCAAAGCAAGCGACTGAGCTTGGTCGAATAAGGCGGGACAAGGCTTCGCCTTACCATTGCAGAAGAAGCATTGGACTTCGCCGGGGACTAGCGGCGCATCCGGGTCTTCGGTCGCTATTGCAGCTTCAATGAGAGTCTTCGTGAAATCCATGACTTCATCGATAGTGTAGTCCCACGTTCTAATAGGACCGTCTCTGTGAGCCGCGCGAGGTTGAACGATAACGGTACGGACGATCTTCGGTAAGTCCCCTCGATCTCTACATATTTCGAGGATAGCCCCAAGAGCATAATACAGAAGTTGAGGATTGAATTTAGCTTCGACGACTTTACCTCTTCCGTGCTTGTAATCAAGAACGATAAGGATTTCGCCTCTGACGAAGAAGCAATAGTCATTTGTTCCGAACATGCCGGGATAGAGGCGACTGAGATCAAATCCCTTTTCAAGGAAAATATGAACGTCGTCTTTGTCATAAGTAGCATACAGTTCCTCCGTAATGCGGGCGATCTCTAGTGTGTATTTCGCCACGGCATCGGCCATGTCTTCATCGATCTCAAAGACGATCACGTCGTCTTCTTCCTCATCCGGGTAGTCGTCGGTGAGGTTGCCTTTGATGTCGATAAACTGTCCGATGAACCAATGCGGATGAACGTCGGACGACAGTGCAAGCTCCGCTAGATGGTGAGCACACGTTCCCTCTTGAGCAAACCGGCTGGATCGGTTCGGCATCCCCTTGGACATGCGGACGGAGCCGGGACACTTCATCCATCGATCTGAGGACGACGCACCTAATACGGCGTGGACCTTGCCATCCTCTGACGTGTGGCCTTCCTTCTTCCCATGGGCTTGAGGCCCTAGCACGGATAGCAGCGTCGGAACCCGATTTTCCAGCCCCATCTCCGCAACGATGTCGTCGAAGTTTATATGGGGATTGGCGATCAGAGTTGTGACCTTGGCGATCACCTTCTCTTTGTTCTTCGCTGCGAAGTCGATCATCCAGCTTGCTCTTTACGAACTATGGTGATGCGCTCCGCAAAGCGGGTGACGCCGGTATAGAGCCAATTCGGGTATTGGTGATCGGAACGGCTCCATTCATCAATTAGCACGCCGTTCTTCCATTGGGAACCTTGACTCTTGTGGACGGTGATAGCGGAGCCGTAGGTCATCACAAGGCCCTCCGGGTTTCCGGTGAGCATCGGTGTCCAGAACTTCATATGATGCGTCGTCCCTTCAAGGAACGGCATGACGTGAACCATGACTCCAGTGAGCCGTTCTCCACGCATATCCAAGCTCTGGAGATCGCACCTGTAATACTTATGTGGACCGCGCTCGACGAACTCGGCGCGAAGGACTTTCCACATGCCGCCGTTCATGACGCCGACTTCATAGTTGTTCTGGAGACAGATGAGCTTTTCACCTTCCTCCAGAACCTTCGTCCGCTTGAGCATCTTGCGAAACGCATGATTGACGGCGATCCGCGTTGCATTCTTCCCGCAAAGGATTTGCTCATACTCGGCGTACTCCGCCGGGCGCAGCGACTTCACGATCCGGCTGTCACCAAGCGAGCCGTAGGGCAGGGTGAGCGCCCGGCCTCCGCCATCCATGTCCTTCGGGCGGATGGCTGTGGCGAGGCGCAGGACCGGGTTTCCGGCGGCCTGACGGTGGATATGGCGCAGGAGGACATCGGGCTTGGCGTTGGTGAAGAAGCCCTCCCCGGCGATGGGCTTAAGCTGCGCCGGATCACCTAGCACGATCACCGGGAAGCCGTAGCGCAGCATCGATTCGCCGATGAACTTGTCCACCATCGAAACTTCGTCACAGGCGAAAGCCATGTCACGTGGGAACTCAGACAAGTCCTTCGGGATGAAGATTGGGGAGTTGAGCGATTGCTTCGAAGTCTCTAACTTGCGGCCAAGGGTGTCCTTCTCAGGACCGGCTTCCATCGCTTCCCATGTGTCGAGTTGATCCTTGTATTCCTTCACGGCTGTACCGCGCGGAACGAAGATCGTCTTGTGGATCGTGGCGGCGTTCACGCAACCCTTGGACGCCAGCACTAGGGCGGCTTTCCCGGTATATGCCATGAACTGGATACGAAGCTTGGATCGCTTGGCGATCTCTTGAGCTAAGGTTGTCTTACCCGTCCCGGCGTAGCCGAAGATACGGAAGACTTCTTTGCGGTTGAACTCAAAGTTGTCGAGATAGTTGACGCCCTGTTCGATGGCGTTGACTTGCTCGGGTGTGAAACCACCGTCCATGTGATGCCGATCATATTAGCGTTTTATCATGTTAGGGTAGCAGGCTTAGACCATCTGGAGAGCCCGGTCAAGACACGGCCTAGACCGGGCTCTGGATAGATCAGTCAGCCGTTTTGTAGTCCGGCGCGTCGTGGCCCAATTCCTTGCGGACGGCAAGCTCGCGCTCCAGTTCGGCGTTCGTCGCCAAGCCGAGTAGCGGCCCGCGAAGCTTGTCATCGGTATAGGTCCGCATCACCCGCGAACCATCGGCTCCGATGAATGCAAGTTGGACTTGACCGAACAGACCGTGTTCGTGTGCGCCGCCTGCATAGCTTTCCAGCCATACTTGCGAGTCATCGTCGAAATGCTCCAGCATGGAGATGCCGGGGGTTTCGGGTTGTCTGTCAGGTATGGTAGAAAAGATGCTGTTGACCGCAACTGCGTTGTCGCGGTTTTGCCTGCCACCGCCGAAGACGGACACCTTGGCGATAGCCTGATCCGCCGCGATCTGTTCGGCGAGACGATCCCGGCCTTCTTCGCTGTAGGCGTCGGCGTTGAAGTTATGCGCCGTGGCGTCCGTCACCTTGTGCCGGGCGAAGAGCTTGGCGATGTTCGCCGCCATCGCCACGTCGATCCGGGAATCGACGCCGGATAGATAGCGATTGAGATACCACAGCACGTCGCCAGCTTCTTCGACCGCGTTCTTCTGATCGAAGTGCTTGCCGTAGAACCATGCGTCGATCAACGCTTCAGCGATCTCCCCACATTCGGTCGCCATCCCGATTGTGCCGTGAATGACGGCATCCGGGATCGGCATAGGGGAGTTGAAGTCAACGTCGGTCGCTGAATGCAGCGGCGACTCAGCCGGTAGCTGGCGGCCATAGACGTAGGACTTCTTCACCGCGTCGAGAGTCTGACACGCCTTTACGACGGCGATCAGGGCGGCGAACACTTGGCCGGGTTTGACCATCTCCAGATGAAGACGCCCTTCGGGTGGTAGCGTGCGCAGGGCTTCGCGCGAGTACGTTTCGATGTCCATGATTGATCCATGTGAAAAGGGCCGCCCCGGATGGGACGGCCCTCCACTATCGCTGATTCGACGCCGATGTCTAGGCGCTGAAGTCGGCGTCACCTTCCTTGGCGGCGGCAGGCGCGGCGGCCTTGTCGCCAGTGGCGGCTTCGCCTTCCTTGGCCGGGGCGTCGTTCTCGGTCGGGATCATGATGACCAGCGCCTTGTCCTCGGGATAGACCTTGAACTTGGCCTTGGCCGACACGTCGAAGGGCAGGGACGCCGACATGACGTGCGCCGCCGTCTTCTTGCCCTTGCTGACGTAGCGCAGGGTGAGCGGGCCGTCGTCCGCCGGTTGGATCATGAGCTTGCCGCCCCACACCGCGCCGGTCCCCTTGACCGCCTTGACCTTGATGCCGTCGCCGAGATCGGTGAGGCCCATGGTTTCCAGCACGTCGGAACCGATGGTGATGACCTTCTGGCCCTTCTTCAGGCTGGAGACGCGGACGCCGGTGGTCTTGCGGCCCGTCAGGTTGACGCCGCGTTGGGGGACGATTGCTTCGCCCGAAAAGTTGAGAGCCATGAGATTTGATCCTTTCTGAGATCGGAGGTTGAAAGAGAGATAGACGTTGGTGTCGGACGCGAACTAGGAAGCGGCGTAGTGAGGGAACGCTTCCTTGAACTTGTTATAAGCCTCAACGGCGTTGTCGTCGGGAATGTCCGACACCTTCGAGACGCTGTAGCTTTGCATGATGGTCCGCGCAGATGCAAGCTCTTTCGCGTCCTTCTTTGCAATTACTTTTTTGGCGATCTCGATAGCGGCGGCCTTCGCTTGTTCCGGCGACAGGTCTTCGACGAAGCCGTCGAGCATGTCATCGCCTTCACCGAAGTCTCCAGCGCCGGACGACGTACCGTCGCCGAACGCCGCATCGTCATCGTCAGCCGGGGGAGTCGCGGCGGTTTTCTTGGCCGCTTCGGCTGCGGCTGCGGCGGCCTTCTTCTCTGCGGCGGTTTGTTGCTTGACGCCAGCGCCGGGCTGCGCCACCTTGCCATCCCCGGACGCGCTCGCCGCTGACGCGCCCGCTCCAGCCGGAATAGCCGTTGAGGCGAAGCGATTGGCGATAGCCAGACGCTCAGCCAACTCGACCCTCTCGCGGAGTTCTGCGAGCGGCATGGAAACGATGGTGGAGTTCAGATGATCGGTCATGTTGATCCTTGATAAAAGAGTGATTAGGAAGAAGTCCGTCGTACACCTAGTTTTTTAGAGCGTCAATCACAGTCGATGTCAATTTCGGGTCCAACATCTCTGCTACCCAAGCCAAGCCAGCTTACCGCATATGGTCAGGCGAATTGGCAGTATGTACGACTCCACCATTGGTCTGAGACGAAGACCCTTCCGCCCAACGCCAAGGGTGAAGTGAAGGTGATGAAATTGGGGAAGGCCCCCATCGGGAAGAAGTGGACGCTCAACGGCGTCGATCTCGAAAAAGCCGTGGCGCACGCAAACATGGGGAAGAATGTCGGCGCGCTCATCCCCAAAGGATGGGCCGTTCTCGACATCGATCCACGCAACTTTCCGAAGGGGCGCAAGGTATGGAATGAGTTCTGTACCGCGATGGGGATTGACGAAACTGAATTGCCGTTGGTGGTCACAGGTTCGAAGGGCCGTCACTACTTCGTTAGAATCCCGGAAGACTTCAAAGGTTCCGTAGGGCATCCCGACTATCCGGGTGTCGAGTTCAAGCAAAATGGCGCGCAAGTCGTCACAGCCGGGTCCATCCATCCCGATACACAGGGCTACTATATGTGGGCGGAAGGCCGTCCCGCTATGGAAGACGCGCCGATGGCCCCGGACACGGTTCTGGAGCTATTCAAGATCAAAGCGCCAACGCTCGGCGGCGCACGCGGATCAGGATCATGGAACTCCCTGACGCTGGAGCAAATCGACGAAGCTCTTGCGGCGCTAGACGCGACCAAGTTTCGCGATCAGGACGAATGGTTCGGACTCATGTGTTCCGTACACTGGCTATCCGGTGGCGAGGGACGCGAGAACTGGATTGAGTGGTCCACCAGCGATCCCTCATATGAGGACCACCGCGAAATTATTGAGATGCGGTGGGACTCCCTTGGCCGCGATAACGATTCGAACGCCTTGGTCGCGAAAGGCGGTTTGCTGTTCAAAGCCCTCAAAGCGGAGGGCATCTCGCCGGGTGATGCGAAGTGGAAGCTGGACCCGGATAAGGACTTCGAAGACTATGACGAAGCTGAAGCTGAGACGGATGCAGCGAACCTCAAGCTAGTCCATGAAGCGATCACCGATAAAATCCAGAAGACCGCTGGATCACTATTGGAGGCGATGAACAATCGTCACTTCGTTCTATGGCATAAAGCGAAGGTTGTCATCGGGTCCATCGTCAAGGAAGAAGATGACAATGGTGCAGAGATCACCGTTTACAATTTCACAGACAAGACTTCCTTTGGGACCTTCTATGCCAATAAAACCATCAAAGGTCCAGACGGCCCACTACCCGTCTCGGATTGGTGGCTGCACCATCCGGGGCGGCTTACCTATAATGGCATGGAGTTCCGACCTGACAGGACGCCCGGTGCTTACATTAACCCTCAGAATGAGAAGATTCTGAACCAATGGACCGGATGGGCGCTGAAGCCAAAGAAGGGTGATTGGTCACTCTTCAAAGACCTGATCGACAAGACGATCTGCGGAGAAGACCCGGCCAAGATAGAATATATCTATAAGTGGTTCGCCAAAGCCTATCAGAAGCCGGATGGCCCAATCGGTACGGCGATGGCGATCAATGGTCTGAAGGGTACAGGTAAGACCACCGTATGGGAAGTCTTCAGCGCACCGTTTGGATCGTCGCACGCCATGGCGACATCACGGATGAGCGAAGTCTTCGGGGACTTCAACGGTCGGATGATGGGTAAGATGGCCCTCTTGATCGAAGAAGCCCTCTTTGCCGCGTCCAAGACATCGAACGCCATTCTGAAGGACACCATCACAGGCGGCAAGGTGTCCATCAATGAGAAGTTCCTACCCGCATACTCACAGAAGAATTTCCTCCGCATCCTGATCTTCACGAACAACGATCATATCGTGGAAGCGACGGAAGATGAACGCCGGTTCTTCGTTACCCGCGCGCTAACCAATCGGAAGTACGATCCGGGTTTCTGGAAAGCCCTTCGTAAGCAAATGTTTGAAGAAGATGGAGTTGCGGCCTTCTTCCACGATATGCTAGAGATGGACATCACAGGCTTTGATGCCTTTCACGATATGCCGCGAACGAAGGAATTGCTGGAGCAAATCAACATCACGCGGGGCGCGACCCTCGATTGGCTTGCCGAGAAGTTTGACTCTGGCGAAGACCAATTCGGGTACGCATGGAAAAATGCCAAGCAAGAGTTCATCCTGCCAATCCATGAAATGTGGATGGACTTCGCCATGTGGCAGAAGAACCAATCTCACGCCCGGTACGACAATCCAATCAAGTCACAGTCAGGGTTCAGCCGCGAGCTAAAGCGCGTCTTCGATGAACTGGCGCTCACCACCGCCAGCGTCCCGGCCGAGTTCGCAGCATTCGAGATCAAGTCTCACGAACAGGTGGTCAATAACAAGACCTACCAAATCGCCAAGGTTTATAGGTTTCACAGCTACGCAGAGTTTGAAGGTACATTCCGCAAGCGGTATGGACTAGAGATGCCGGATTACGATCCATCACATGACGAAGCGGACGATGAGCCTGACTTCGGCACAGAAGACGAATGGGACATCATATGAGTATCAAGGCCGTCGTTATCGAAGACTCCATCTCTGCCATTGATGGCAAGCGTCTAACCACCCTCCAGCTTCGATACCCTCGGTTCATCCATGCGGAGTTCATGACGCACCGCATCTTCAGTCGCAATGCGTCGTCGAGCCGCGCCATCCCGGTAAGCCGTCTGATCCAAGACATCATTGACGATCCTGCGGAGCCGGTGAAGTGGGGAACCAATCGTCCGGGGATGCAAGCCGGGGAAGAGATGCGCGGGCTGGAGCTTGCGTCTGCTAAGGCGTACTGGCGTGAAGACCGGGAACACAGCATCCTCATGGCGCGAGCCTTGGACGGCTGTGGAGCGTCAAAGCAACTCGTCAACCGTCTGATCGAAAACCACGGACATATCAACGTCGTCTGCACCGCAACGGAGTTTGCCAACTGGTTTGCTCTGCGGAACCATTGGATGGCTGATCCGACTATCGAAGCTCTGGCGATAGCTATGTGGAATGCGATGGAGGATTCGAAGCCGGTGGAGCTTGGGCGGCGCGATTGGCATACACCCTACGTCAACGCGGCCAAGGAAGATTTGGACCGGCGCGAGGCGATCCTATGCTCCGTCGCCCGATGCGCCCGCGTGAGCTATTTGACGCACGATTTGGTGAAGCCCAAGGTCGAAAACGACTTGCGCCTAGCACACGATCTAGTAGGTTCGACGCCGAAACACGCAAGCCCTGCGGAACACCAAGCCCGGCCTCTAGCTGAAGGCGAGGGTGAGAAGCGGTTTGTGGATGGCGCTGATCTCCCGACCGGCAACTGGATAAAGAACTTCAACGGCTGGCGCATGTACCGCGCCGACATAGCAGATGAGACGGTTTGGTGACTTACGGGGTATCCGCTACTGGAGGCAACCCCGAAGCGGGACGGCGTGAGGCGGACTTCTACTCGACGCCCGAAGACGCCACCGAAGCGGCATCATATGGCATACCCGGTCTGGATAAAATGACCGGCGTTTGGGAGTGTGCGTGCGGCGATGGACGACTTGCGAAAGTTCTGGAGAAGCGTCGGCCCGGTTGGAAGATGGCTGCTACCGATCTCTTTGATCGCTCTTATGGTGTGGGAGGGGTGGACTTCCTGACGGCTGAGTGGCCCGACGATCTGGATAAAGACTCGACGGTCATCTTCACCAATCCACCCTTCAGTCTATCCGAACAGTTCATCCGCCGCGCGTTGTCCCATGACGTTGCGATGGTGGTCATGTTCAGCAAGTCCACATACTATCATGCCGATGTTCGACGCAGCTTCTTCGAAGAGATGGCTCCCCAATACAAATACGATCTTACCTTTCGTGTGGACTTCTCCGGCCAAGGAAGACCAACGATGGAATGCTCTTGGCTGGTATGGGTTCGTGACGCAGACGATCCGAACATATGCCAGCTTCGACTACTGCCACGTTCGCCGCTTATGCCTTCGCGTAAGCTCGCCTTAACCGATGAAGATTGGGACATATTATGAACTACGTTGAAGGTCCGTCACCCCGCGCACAGATCACAGCCCGTCGCACCTACAACCGTCCGCTGGACGCTGAAGGCACGGTCTTTGAGACGTGGGAGCAAACCATTGACCGCGTGATCGGACATCAACGCTGGCTTTGGGAACGGGCGCTTGGCGAAACCCTCAACGAAGAACAAGAGCAAGAGCTTTCCGATCTGAAGACGCTCATGGTGGACCGCAAGGTATCGGTCTCCGGTCGCACCCTCTGGCTTGGTGGGACTGACATTGCCAAGCGCCGGGAAGCCTCACAATTCAACTGTTCGTTCCTCCGCGTCGAGACCGTCTCTGACATCGCGGACGGCTTCTGGCTTCTCTTGCAGGGTTGCGGCGTTGGCTTCGAACCGATCCCCGGCACGCTCAACGGCTTTGCGAAGCCGCTGGAGATCGAAATCGTCCCATCCACCCGGACAGGCAAGGGCGGTCACGAACACAATAAAGAGACGATCAAGAAAGGCGTCTGGACGATCAAGGTTGGTGACAGCGCCGCCGCATGGTCCAAAGTCCCGGCAAAGATTCTCGCCAATAAGAACAGCGCCCACAAGCTGGTGATCGACTTCTCCGAAGTTCGTCCGGCTGGAGAACGCTTGGCCGGTTATGGCTGGATCAGTTCCGGCTATGAAGGCTTCGCCAAAGCCTTGACTGCGATCTGCGCCATCCTCAATCGGAAGTCCGGTCAAATCCTCAACCGGATCGACATTCTGGACATCATGAATTGGCTCGGGACGACTCTCTCATCCCGGCGGTCTGCGGAGATTTGCGTTGTACCGTGGGGTGATCCAGAAGCCGAAGCCTTTGCCCGCGCAAAGAAGGACTACTTCCCTGACAATGTGCAGCGTGGTCAATCGAATAACTCCCTACTCTTCTATGAACGTCCGACGAAGTACGAACTCGCCTACGTCTTCAATATGATGGAGAAGTCCGGCGGTTCTGAGCCCGGCTTCATCAATGCAGCGGCGGCCTATAAGCGTGCGCCGTGGTTCAAGGGCTGCAATCCCTGTGCCGAAATTCTACTCGGAAATAAGTCCTTCTGCAACTTGGTCGAAGTTTGCCTTCCCAAGTTCAACGGCCAAGGTCTCCAGCTATTGGAAGCTATTCGCCTAGCAGCGCGGGCGAACTATCGTCAAACCTGTGTCGATCTCCGCGATGAAATCCTTCAAACGTCGTGGCATGAACTGAACCAATTCCTCCGTCTCTGCGGCATCGGCATGACGGGGATTGTATCGTGGGAGTTCGACGGCAATGCGCAGTCGATCCGTCAGCTTCGCAAGGCTGCTCATGAAGGTGCGGATTCGATGGCTGATGAGCTTGGCCTTCCCCGGTCCAAAGCCAAGACGACTATCAAGCCCTCGGGTACGTTGTCAAAGGTGATGGACTGCGCTGAAGGCATCCACAAGCCGAACGGTCGCTACATCATCAACAATATGAACTTCAGCAAGCATGATCCGATCATCCCCTTGCTGAAGGCCGCCGGTTACAGGGTGTGGGAGAACCCGGTGGACGACATGAATGTCTTGGTGTCCTTCCCGGTCGCCTATGAGAATATCGAGTTCGAAACCGTCAACGGCGTTCCTGTGAACCTCGAACCGGCGGTCTCTCAGCTTGAACGCTACAAAATGTGGATGGATAACTACGTCGATCACAACTGTTCAATCACGATCTCCTATGACTCTTCCGAAGTCGAAGCCATCATCGAATGGCTCATGGAGAACTGGAGCCACTACGTCGGTGTGAGCTTCATCTATCGAAACGATCCGACCAAGACTGCGGAAGACCTTGGCTACAAGTATCTTCCGCAGGAAGTCGTCACCGAAGAGATTTACAGCGCCTACGCCTCAACGCTGTTGCCGGTTGACTTAGAGAAGGCGAACTCGTTTGATGAGATTATCGCGGACGAATGCGCGACCGGAGCATGTCCCATCAAATGAACCCCTTGGCTCTTCAGATCATCATCCACGTTGTATCCCTTGTCGCGGTGATCTGTTTATGGGAAGGTGCTAAGCGGGCTTTCTTTGGTGGCAAGAGCCTCTAGCATTCGGCTCGGGTGTGGACTAGCATCTGATCCGCCGGGCCTTTGGCCCCTTCTCAGCCTTTGGAGCCAAACCCTATGACCGTGACCCCTACCATCTATCTGATCTCGCGCACCCCGCAAGGCGATGGCCCCGAAGGCTTCGTTGACGGCGTGAGCGCCGTCCTCATCAACCTCGACTCCGCCGTCGCCACCAGCGCCGCCCTCCAGAAGGCCGAAGCGGTGAAGATGTGCAACGCCACCAAGTCCACCACCGGAACCTATGAAGACCTTCAAGGCGCGAACGTCCCGGCGCAGTTCCCCGACAACTACTTCGACACGGTGCAGGAGATCGGCCTCGCCGCCGGGGGCGTTCTGGCGACGACCCTCAATACGGGGATCATCTTCCAAGACGTGAATTTCGGCGCCGTCTCTGCGATCCAAGCCGCCGTCACCTAACTAACCCGGTCTAGGCCGGACTTTTTTAGCCCCCGTCAGATTCACTCTGGCGGGGGCTTTCGTTTGTCACATGATCTGTCTATGATCTCCGCGCCGCTGGAGCATTCTCATGAAGTTTCCTTACATCTTTGACATAAGCGAAGCCCTTGGCGAAATCCTCGGTAACACACGTCAACTCCTGAAGATAGGACTGAAGACCATGGCCGAACTCGACGATTTGAACTCCGCCCTCACCGATCTCGAAACCTCGAACACCGAATCGATGGACACCATCGAATCGGAACTCGCCACGATCCTCGCCGGATCGACCGGCCCGAACCCTGACGCCGCTGGCATCGAAGCTGGTGTGACCCGCATCCGTGCGGTGATCGCTGCGCAGAAGAAGGCCATGGCCGACGTGGTGGCCGCCACCAGCCCGCCCGCGCCCGCTGCGGCGGCTCTGGCCCTCGCCACGACCGAACTGGACGGCGCAGTCGTCGGACAGCCCTACACCGGCTCCCTGTCGATCTCCGGGGGCACAGCGCCCTATACGGTGAGCGCCAGCGCCGACG